AAGTTCGGATCATACGAAAAATTCAAGGAAGAATTCATAGCCAAAGCAAAAGAACTGCAAGGTAGCGGTTGGTGTTACATGGATGTCAAGGGAAAGATTGGGCTCATACCCAATCAAGGTTTCAAGCAGGCAATGAAAATTGCACTGCCGATAGACATGTGGGAACACTCGTATTTGCTTGATACTACCAAGGACAAGTATCTAAATTCAATATGGCAAATTATAAACTGGTCAATAGTCAACGACAGATTACAAGGAGAATAATATGTTTAATTGGTTAAAGAATTTTTTCGCGCCTTCCAAAAAGGAACCTTTGGTTCTTACTGAGGAAATGGTTGTGAAAAATAAACCGGCCGCAAAGAAGAAACCCGCGGCCAAGAAAGCACCTGCCAAACGTGGCAGACCACGCAAATCTAAATAAGGAGAAAACTATGTTAGATAAATTCAAAGGATGGGTAGCAAAGCGTTTCACAGAAAGAACATCGTGGGACGGAGCAGTATTAATCGCACTAGGAGTAGTTGTTTTAATTGCTAAACCTATTGCAGGAATTTTAGCATATGCAGCCATCGCATATGGCGCTTGGACTATCTGGAAGAGCGAGTAATGGCCGACGTAGTCAATCTTACAGATTCGGCTAGAAGGCACATGGAAAGCCTTATTGAGAAGCAGGGCCAGCCTATCGTCAGACTTCAGGTTAAGGGCGGTGGCTGTGCCGGCTTTCAATACGAATGGAAAATGACAGACTCCAAGGAGTTTGATGACGAAACAATACAATTATCAAACGGTGAATTCGCAATAGATAGTGCCAGCATGCTATATGTGATAGGTACTGAAATAGACTATGTTGAAGAAGTGTTTGGTTCTTACCTACAGGTTAAAAATCCCAACAGCACATCAAGTTGCGGTTGCGGCGAAAGTTTTTCAGTTTAATATTTAGAAATTTCAATATCAGAATTAACAGGCATGTCCCATATGTGCTTCTGTTCTACACCCTTCTTTTGTGCAAATCTTTTTGCATCACAATTCGAACACACATGAAAATAATTGTTATTCAGCCGGGCTCTGCTGATCTTTTTTAAATCCCTGGTAAATACACTGTCACAGTTATCGCATTGGAGTTTTGCTATGGTTTTAACACGCTTATACTTGTGTTCCTTACCTAACTTGCTCTTACGTGTGTGTTCGGTTATTTTTTGTTCTGTACCTAAAAACATAGTTATATTTACTATTTTACATTAGGCTTATAGAATGAATTGATAAATACTTAGGTAAAAAGGACCTTCAGGGGAAAAGATGGCAAGAAAAGTTATTGATACCGGTGTAGTTGGCAATGACGGAACCGGCGATAGTATTAGAGATTCGTTTAGTAAAGTTAATGATAACTTTAAAGAACTATACAGTTCGCTAGGCTTAGGCGAAAGATTAACATTCATCGGGCTGGACGATACTCCTGCAACATTCTTAGGAAATGAAGGTGCAGTTGTTACAGTCAATGAAACTACAGACGGTGTTAAATTTAAACAAATTACTGCTGGTGTAGGTGTTAATGTAGATACAATAAGTAATGCCAATCAGATCATTATATCAACAGAATTTTCTGAAATTTCGGGTGATACCACTCCACAATTAGGCGGAAACCTATCTGTTAAATCGGGTGGTAATACATACAAAATTCTCGACATGGACACTCCAGTCGATCCCACTCAAGCAGCAAACAAAGAATACGTAGATACTAAAATTTCTAGAGGTGGTGTAAATGCCATCGACCCTGAAACAGGAAATCCAAATAGTGCATTTGGAACCATGACTGGTCCTTTAGTATTATCTAGATCCCCAGAACCAGAAGATGACGTAATCTACAATGGATTAATTGCTGCAACAAAAAGTTATGTGGATGGTGCATCATTTGGTAGTAGCGTTAATTTATATGTTGCAACTTCAGGATCAGATGAAAGGCCAGGAGTAAGTCCTGCTCTACAGGGTAGAGCACTTGCTTATGCTTATAAAACTATCGAAGCCGCTTGTAAGAGAGCAGAAGAAATAGTTTTAGATTCAATTAATGATATAGGTCCTTATAAAAAATTATTAACATACAATAACGGTAACAACATAGTAACTCTTGACGCTATTGATACTTCACCAGATAGCGGTATAGGTTTTGCTGGTGTTGCAACGATGAGTATCGATACAATTGAAATTAATGCACCAGGATCAAACTATAAGATAGGTGATATTCTTGAAATTGGTAGCACGTTTGGTAGTGCTAACAATGCACGCTATGAAGTTCTAAGTTTAAGAAATACTGATCCAGGACCAATCGCAACATTTAAACAACTGTCATCTGGTAATTTTAGTGTGCTGCCAGGAATTACGGGTGTTAGTTCCGTAACCGATAGTGCGTTTGGTGGTGGTGCGACTTTCAATATTACATATAAAGTTAATAACGTTACAATAACTAATCCAGGTTCCGGATATAGTTTGGTGTCAGTTAGAATTACTCCTGATGCAGCAGATACTTCAGCACAAGGTGCATTTGGTATTGCAACTGTATCCGCAGGAACTATAACTGGAATAGAAGTAACAGATGCAGGAAGCGGGTTTACTATTATACCTTCAGTCACTGTTGATCTACCTAGGTTCCTTTTAGAAACTGCTGGTCAGCGAACAGACTTTACTGGAGACGTATTAACTGACACCCCTGTTGCATTTAGAACAAGAGACTTGAGAGAAGGGTTATATCTAAGAGGTGAGACTTCCGGTGCCCTTGCGCAGATACTAGCACACACAGGTGCTTTGGATTCAGAAGGTAGAGAAATTTTTGATATAGATATCAAGTATGGTGCCTTTGAAATTGGCGAACCAATATCATACGGTGATATTACCAAACAGATACAGATTTCTATATTCGTTGAGAGTGGAATATACGAAGAGAACTATCCAATTAAGATTCCTCAGAATGTTGCCATAATTGGTAATGAATTTAGGCGTGTAATTATAAAACCAAGACCAGGAACATCTAGTTCTCCGTGGGCTTTTTCAAAATTTAGAAGAGACCCTGTCATCGATGGATTAACGGTGACTGATAGACTGTACGGTTATCACTATCTATCTGATACATCACAGCCTGTATATACTAAAATTGATAACGGTGGCGGATATAAATCAGCAGCAGAACTTATTCGTTTGAACAAATCATTCATTCAGAATGAAACGATTGCTTGGATTGATCAACAAATTGCAACAAACACGGCACCATTTGATATATCATTTACATACAACAGTGCTACTTGTAAAAGAGATGTAGGATTAATATTAGACGCCATTGTTTTTGATCTCAAGTACGGCGAGTATAATAGAACAATATCTGCAGGACTAAAATATTTTCAAAGTGCAAGTGGCCGAAAAGCAATCACTGACCAACTGAGTGAAACTCTAGCAGGAATTGATAGAGCATTGTATCTGATTAATGCTGCTGTTACCAACACAACAATATTAGACCAAGTTTCCAGTTCTTCAACCAATCCGCAGATAATTGATAATGCTTATGTGGCTGAATCAGGTACTACCTCAGTAACAACTGCACTCGTGAGCGCATTGAAAAATGTAATGAGTGCAAGTGGCGTTGCAAACTTACCTAAAGAAAATGATCAACTAGATGTTTTCTTGATGAATGATGCAGATATCATTCGTGCTGTAACATGTCAGGGACATGGTGGATTCATGATGGTGCTTGACCCAACTGGACAGATACTTGCTAAATCACCATACTGTCAAGAATCAGCATCATTTAGTAAATCAATAAATGCACAAACATTTGCTGGTGGTATGTTTGTTGATGGCTTCTCTGGTAACCTACAATTTACACATGAAACAACTATATCCGGTACAGGCAATACTCGAATTACAGTTGGTGGATTGGAGAGAACACCCAATCTTCCGGCTTCCTTTATTGTTGATGATGCGGTTTATAGAGTCAACTACGTTAGAGATTTTGTTTACGACCCAGCAGGATCAACAGCGACATTCGTTCTTGACGAAACAACACCATTTACCAGAGCACCAGGAAGTAAGACGCTTACATCAATAAGCGTGGGGACTCCAGCAGTATTCACACTTTCTGATCATAGATTACAGGCTGGAGCAATAATTAAATTCACAACCACAGGAACGCTGCCATCACCATTGGTAGCAGGACAAGAATATTATGTTGCTACCAGTGGTTTAACCAACAACACCTTTAGAATTACGGATACACTTGGTAGTACGTCATTAATTGCAACTATAAGTTCAGGAAGTGGAACACACAGTTTCCAAAGGAATTATGAAGTATTGATGCCTGGTAATAGATCAATGCTTTCAAATGACTTTACGCAGGTTGCTGACATGGGTTACGGCCTATTGGCTACCAACGGTGGATTGACAGAAGCAGTATCAATGTTCACATATTATTGTTACGCTTCATACATGTCAGCGAATGGTGCGCAAATACGTTCAGTTGGCGGCTCATCTGCACACGGTATCTATGCTCTAGTTGCAGAAGGAAGTGATCCATTAGAGGTTCCTACTCCTGTAACAATGTACTATGATTTGGCACAGCGTGTTGATTGTTATTTTCCAAGCGCCACTTATGCTAACGCTGCCGAAGGATTGTTCTTATATGTTTATAACTATGATTATACTCCGCTAAACAATTCAGAACTTGAAGTTGATCACGGCAATTTAATATTTAGATATCCTGTAACATCTGTTACAACACAGGATCTACCTCCAGGAGTGGCAAGACTTAACCTAACGTCAGATGAAACAGGAAACTTTGACGGCTTGTTCGATCAAATACCTAATGACACAAAGATGTCATTGCGTTCCAATTCGCAAATTATCTTAACTGGTGATATTGTTGAAGTTGCAACTAGACCATCAACAGGTTTAAGACTGGATGAATCATCCGATGTATATCGTGTGTTACAGTTTGAAGATTTTACGGATACGAGAGGACAGTTTGAAGTTGAATTTACAACTGCCAACCCAACAAAAGTATCGTTCCTTGTAACCATAACAGATATTACTGGTACGGATACTATAACTACTTCACAGCCTCATACGCTGAGAGTGGATGATAAATTTAAACCTAAAACTACTTCCAACGGATTAACTGCTGGAACAACCTATTATGTGATAGACGTTCCTAATTACAATGAATTAAAATTATCCACTACATTAGGCGGAAGTGCAGTAACATTAACGAATGGAACTAGCCTTACACTCAAGGCTACCATACCACACAAGCAACAAAGAAACTATCTACTGTCCTTTGAAAACAGTGGCGGAGCATTGCCTACAGGAATTACTGAAGCAGAAGTTTATTATGTTCTAGAAGAAAACTTAGCCGAATTTGATTTTGAAATTGGAACTGCTCCTACGGCAGTGCCTGAACAAGTAACCGCACCAGGAACCGGCACACAGTTAATGGCCGTAGAAGGTTTGGCCAAAACAACTCTTAGAGAAAACTATAACTATGTTGATTTAACACTTTACAAGCCAGGTGAATATGTAACTGGTGCAACAACACTTTCATCAATATCAGTAGCCAACCCGGGAGTATTTACTACTTCAACACCACATGGATTGTCAGTTGGTGATGTAATTAGAATAGAAACTACGGGAACACTTCCTACGGGTTTAAATGAAAATAGTCATTATTTTGTTTATGATAACGATGCAGACGCACTTGGTGCTAGTTCGGTTCAATTTACAGTTAGCATTCAACCACCTGCACTTGCTTCATCAATAGAGCTGGAAACTTCAGGAATACAATCAGGCACACATAGTTTTGGTTTGGTAACTGGTAGAGCGGGTGATGATACATTTGCTGTTGTTCCGGTTGCACCACAGGAGCGTTCAAGAGTTCCTGGTAGTCGATTTGTTTTTAACGGTGAAGAATACACCATTGATACATATGCTTCTGAAGAAGCACTAAGTGAGCCTTTTGCAAGAATTACCATAGATAGACCATTAGTGGATGGTTTAGTAGATTATCAGGCTACCTATACCATAAGATCAGCGGTACCAATTAGAACTGTTGGTGCAGAAGGTGATCTTACAATTAGAATTTCATTGACCAGAGTTACATCACATGATTTACTTGACATTGGTACTGGTTCATATGCTGATACTAACTATCCTAACGAAATATTTGGTCCTCCAGTAAATGCTATCAATCAGGACACTGAAACAGATGAAAGGTCAGTGGGGCGTGTGTTCTATGTAACCACGGACCAATTTGGTAATTTTAGAGTAGGACCTTACTTTAGCGTTGATCAGGGAACTGGACAGGTTACATTCTCTGCTGCGATTGCGTTGAGTAACTTGGACGGTATTGGATTTAAGCGTGGTGTTCCTATTGCTGAATTCTCAACAGACTCAGGTATGACTGATAACGCTGTTGATACAGTACCGACTGAAAACGCAACTCGACTTTACATTGAAAGAAGATTGGGTATTTCACACAGTGGATCAATAATACCACAGGCTAATTTAATACCACCAATTAGTGGTGGTTACATGGCGCTGGATGGACAGTTACAGATGAAAGCGGACATGGATCTAGGAAGCAACAAAATCGTAGATCTTGCCAATCCTACTGATCCTACCGACGCTGTCAATCTAAGAAGTTTGACCTACGCAAACCTACAGGAATTCACATTTACTAATCTAAAAGCAAATGACATCATGATCTTCACAGGTGATGGCAACAATGCAATTAACGCAGAAGTTCAAGGCGATGTTGTTTTAGATATAGATTCTACGGCAAACACAGTTACCACATCCATAAGTCCAGATGTAATTGTAAATGCTGATATTAACAGCACTGCTGGAATAGAACAAAGCAAATTGGATATGGAACTTGCAGTAGCAAGTGCCCTCGCTCCAACAGGAACTGCTGCTGTTATTCAAGCCGCAAGTGGATTGTCAAGTTTTGATAACGCACAGTTTGTTGTAAGTAATGGTTGGGTAACACTTAAGAACAACGGAGTACCTAAGACCGCACTTGCACAGATTGCTACCAAGAGTGTATTGGGTAACAATCAATTATCAACAGACGATGCCGTTGATATTGCATTTACAACAGTGGTTGATCAAGGTGGATCAATCAAGAAATCACAGTATTCAAGCACAGGATTATTAAGAAGAGTTAATGCAGGAAGCAGTTCAGCAGATGGAGATTACACCGTAATTGAAGCCAGTGCTGCATATGGCGGAGCAAGTGACAATAATAAATTAATTCAGCGTGATAGCAATGGTGACTTTGCAGCAAGAATTGGTGATCTACAATCTTTAGAAATAGATGGAATTGAAGCACTAGATACAGGATCGTTAGGTGGTTCAAGTGGATTTATAAGATTACATACATATGGAACTAATGGTGGTATCTACCTACAAGACGGTACTCTTGCATCAGATAAGAAAAATAGTTATTGGAACGACCTGCATGAATTTAAAACACAGGACGGATTAAATGACGCTCCTATAACAGCAAGTCAGGTAACAACACTTGCATTATCAACAGGTGGTAATACCACAGCAGGAACTGTAACAGGTAGATGGACATTAACAGGCAGTTCTCCAAATGAATCAAGATTTGAGGCAACATACTCAGCGGACGTTGCAGAATACTACGAGGGTGACAAGGAATACGAAGTCGGGACTGTGTTAGTATTTGGTGGTGACAAGGAAGTCACAACTTCAAACAAGCAAGGCGATACAAGGGTGGCAGGTGTTGTATCTAACACTGCTGCTTACGTAATGTATAGTGCATGTCCAGGGTTAAAAAATCTTGTTGCACTTACAGGTAGGGTTCCATGTAAGGTAGTTGGAAAGATCAAAAAAGGTGACATATTAGTTAATGCAGGAATACACGGTGTAGCAACTGCAACTAATGATCCTAAGGTAGGAACAATAGTTGGTAAGGCCATCGAGGATTACGATAGTGATCATATTGGAACAATTGAAATAGCGGTGGGTAGATCATAATGGCATACGATAATAATATAAATCCAGGTAATCCACCACTAGTGTGGAGCAGAATCAAGGAAGCCTTTGATAAAGTAAATGAGAACTTTACAATCATTGGTGCTAATCTTGCACGCGAAAGAGAATTAGATATCGCACACATTGAATCAGGAACTGCTGAAAGTAATCCAGTAAGAATAGTTACAACCGAAGTTCATGACTTAGTAGATAACCAACAGGTATTCATTTTTAATACAGGTGTTACACAACTGGATAACAATGATTATTATGTAAGATATGAAAGTGATACGGAAGTATTATTATATTCGGATGAAGATCTAACAACTAGTGTGGATGGAACAACTTATGATGCATATTCTTCAGGCGGCGGTAAGATACAAGGTTTTTCAGAGTATGCTGGTATTGATTTTGAAAACTTAAATTCGAATGTATCTCCAAACTCAGTAGCAACACTAAATTTAGGAAGTATTACTAAACCCTGGAAAGCAGTTTATGCAGGCGAACATTCAGCAGTACCTGGAAATGAAAATAATGGATTATGGCTAGGTTCTGCACAAATAAAAGGATCAGGTGGTGTTGTTGATTTACCATTTGGTTCTACCATAAATGGTGACTTGATCATCGATCCTGAAAAGAGATACTTCCGTTATATTAATCTTGACGACGGTGATACTGTTGAGGCTGATCATACTAATGATACACTTTCATTCTATGCAGGCACAGGTATGCAGTTGGTCGCAGGTTCCGATGCTGATAGCATAACATTTATTAATGATGGTGTAACAGAATTAAACAGTGGTTCGGGAATAAGTGTTAGTGCAACAACAGGAAGCATTACAGTAACCAACAACGGTGTATTAAGCGTAGCAAACGGTACTGTATTACCTGCAATAGCAACAGGTAGGGCAGCAGGCACGGGAATAATTACAAGTGGTAGCACGGGCACTCTTACACTTACAAACACCGGTGTTATTGAAGTGCAGGCAGGTTTTGGTATTACGGTTTCCGCAGATCCGGTAACGGGTATTGCAACGGTATCCAACAGTGCTCCTGCTGTTAATACATTCCAAAAATTCTTCGTAAGTGGTACTGATCCTATTGTCGATGCAATACAGGCTGATAATACATCAGACACCCTGACAATGACAGAGGGTTATGGTATAATCCTAACAACCACACCAGCAACTGATACACTAACAATTACACTGGATCAGAACATTGATATTTCAGGTAGTGTGTTTGCAGATGACTCATCCATTATGGTTGATGCTGTCGAAAATAAAATTTATGCTTCCGCAGGTTTCTTTACCGACCTAACAGGAAATGTTACGGGAAATGTTACGGGTAATTTAACAGGCAATGTCCTAGGAAATGTAACCGGAGACACAACAGGTTATCACACTGGCGATGTCAAGGGTTCAATATTTGGTGATGATTCAACGAAACTTGTTGATGCTGTTGAAGGTGAGATATACGGTGACTTTTACGGAACACTTAAAAATCAAACTTGGACGGCTGGATATAACGGTTTTCTAACTATTGAAAATGGTGGCACATTAGATCCAGAATACAACAATGGCCCAATTATTAATGTTGTTGGCGATGGCAGTGATTTCTTCAAGCGTGAAGTTACAACCAACGGTGTAAGAATTATGGGTGCTGGAACCGTAGGTGGACAAACAGCAGTACCAGATGCTTGGTTAGAAAAAGTTGGTCGCATGTTTGAATTGTTTACAGATCCAACTGGCGAAGGTATTAACCAAGAATATCAAAGAGCGTTAATTAAAACACTAAGTGGTGACACAGGAACATATCACGAAGGACTTCCAACCATACAAAGAGTGGCAAGAGGTGCTGGTGCAGATTACTCCACAAACTTCTTAACTGACGAAGGTATTATATATTGGAATCTAACAGACTTGTTTGATAATACTGTTCAAAACGATATGGTGTGGTATTTGAATTCGACAGGTGCTGGATATGGTGTTGGAGATACAGATGCACAAGAAGTAATTGAACACGTATTCCATACGCTACACATGCACGGTTTACCTGCAGATGACATAAAATTATATGAGTTCTTAGCCGCTGATTGGGACACCAGTGATTTGTACAATGCAATGGTAGAGGCATACGATGCCGGCAAGTGGGATCCATCAGGCTACGAGCCAAGTCCGGGTGCTTTCAAAACCGATCCTGATGCATTTGAAGTAGCCGCAAAAGAATACTTGTATCTATTAAACTTCTGTATGTTTGAATACACAGAATTATGGGACGGTGGAAGTCTTGCTCCAGAGTGGACAGATGATATGCGTACCCAAGCAGGCATTCTAGCAAATAACCCATTAGGTTATGCATTCCATAACACATACATTGCTCCGGTTATTAGCAAACCATCACTTGCAACAATTAGAAGCATATTCCAAGACGGCAACACACCAGCACAAGACAATCCAGCACTAGCAGGTGCATCAGGATACGTTGTTGATACAGCAACTGGTGCAATACAAATTGTTGCTACGGGAGATTTAGATCTTACAGCAGGTGTTGGATACACAATTAATGCAAATAGAAATATTGTAGCATCAGGTGGTGTTACGGGTAATACCACAGGTTACCACACAGGCGACATGACTGGTTCATTGTTTGCTGATGATTCCACAGTGTTAGTTGATGCTGTTGCAGGTAAGATAGTCGGTCCGATTGAATCAGAAAGCATTAGAGGTAATTTAGTTGGATCGGTGTTTGCTGATGATTCCACAGTTATTATTAATGGTATAGATGGTAGTCTAGCATACTATCCAACTACACCTAGTGATTGGAATGGAACTCCTCCGACGACCGTAGGCGAGGCGCTGGATAGATTGGCCACGTTGATCAAAACATTAAATGCTGGAACGGGAGCGTAAGATGAGTAAATTAACCGTAAATATCGGAACTTCCGCAAACGACAGAACAGGGGATACTCTACGCACTGCGTTTAATAAGATTAACCAAAACTTTGATGAGTTATATGTTGGGCCTCCTCAGTTAACACAGGCCCAGATAGATGCACTTACACCAGTTTTTGGAATGATGGTTTATAATACAACAACAGGAAAATTTCAAGGATATGCTGCGGATGCGAACAATGACAGCACAGCAGGGTGGGCTGATCTCCACTAAATATAGATATAGGAAGCAAAATGGCAACTTTACAGACAATTAATATAGGTAACTTGGTAAATGACGGTACTGGTGACGATCTAAGAACCGCATTTGAAAAAGTTAATGCTAACTTTGCAGACCTTAATGACGAACTAACGGTAACGGTAACCAATGCAGGCAGTGTTGGTGCAGGAATATTCAAACAGAAAACAGGATCAGATTTACAATTTAAAAGACTTGTTGCTGGTACTAAAATAGTATTAACTGACAATGCAGACAACATTGAAATAACAAATACCGCTCCTGATGCATTCATTAGATTTGATACTGATAGCGGAAGCGTTTATGCAAATACACACCAACAGATAACACTAGAAGGTGCTAGTGCTCCTGCTTCCGAAACAGGAATAAAGGACATTGAAGTAACTGCTATAGGAAGCACTGTAAGATTTAAAAATGTTGTGCCGGTAACTGAATATCTAACAACATATGATTTTGGAACTATTAATGGATCATATGAAAATGCTATACAGTTATCAATGCAAATGTCCAACGCTGACTTTGGAACATTAACACTCGATTCAGATTTGAATTTGGACTGTGGTAGCATTACTTAACGGAGGTAACCAATGGCAGTAACTTGGACAACGCCAGCAGGAGACCTTGGAGTTCTTGAAGAAAGAATTACCGTAAATATTCCTGTCTCGGCAACCACTGATACTAGTAACACAATTACCTATTCTGTCATTGCAGGATCGCTTCCCCAAGGTCTTTTTTTAAAAGATAATCAAATTAAAGGCACCCCAGTAGAGGTTACAAAATTTACAGAATCACGTTTTGTGATTAGAGCATTTGATGGAGAAGACGAAAAGGATAGAACATTTAAACTATCTGTCGATGGAGCAGATTTTCCAGAATGGATTACCGAAGAAGGATTTTTAAATGTTGGTCCAGGAGAAGCATATTTTGTTCTTGACGATTCAAAAGTGGATTTTCAATTATCGGCCACAGACACTGATGTAGTTGCTGGTGATACTCTTGAATATTATTTGGTTCCTAACAGTGGAAAATTACCTCCCGGTTTAACAATATCCAAGACTGGAAGAATAACAGGATTTACAGAACCTGTTCTAGCACTAGACTACGATGCCAACCCAACAGGAGCATATGATACACATTCATTTGACACTGTTCCACTGGATGTGGCAAAAAATAATTCAACTGGTTTTGACACATATTTTTATGATAACCAAACATTTGATTACGGAGAGCAAGGAAGAACACCACAGAAACTGAGCAGAATATACACTTTCGGCATTGCTGTAACTGATGGCGTCAATGCAGTAAATAGAATTTTTAAAATTTATGTTGTGACCGAAGAGTTTCTACAAGCGGACAACACACTATTACAAGTAGATACAAACTTATTCCAAGCAGATAGTTCCAGAGATCGAACACCGTTATGGCTTACTGATTCTTATCTAGGTAGATGGAGAGCGAACAATTATCTTACGATTTTCTTAGACGTGTATGATCCTCCAACACTTTCAGGAACACTTAGTTATTTTTATGTTGATAGAAATCCTGATGGCACAGACAGCACGTTTCCGCCGGGACTAGAACTTGATACTAAAACAGGAGAACTAGCAGGTCGTGTTCCTTATCAGGCAGCAGTTACTAAAACATATAAATTTACTCTAAAGGCCGTAAATTTTCCAATTACACTTGCCGAAGCAGATTATACCCTAGTCGGAGATTGGAATTCAACTAGAATTTATCAAATCAATGAAGCGGTTAGATTCGAAGGTTTCATCTATGTATCTAAACAGATACATCAAAATGTTATACCAAACCAAGATACATCAGTATGGGAACTAGGAGTTAGCACAGTTGATAAAACATTTACTATTGACATAATAGGCGAAATTGAAAGTGCCATAGAATGGGTCAGCGATATGGATAGGGGAAGTATTAAACCCAATCAACCTAGCAAATTATTTGTTGAAGCAAAAAGTTTATTATACGGTGGCAGGGTCATTTATGATTTAGTAGAAGGTGAATTACCTCCAGGTTTAAGTTTCTTACCAACAGGCGTTATACAGGGAAAAGTTAGACAGTTTGCTGATTCCGATAATGATGGTTTAACAAGGTTCTTTGAACGGGATTCAAGTTTGATTGATTCTACTGGTTCAAGATCTTTCACTAATACATTTGATTCAGAAACAACTAGTTTCGATAAAGAGTTTTATTTTACAATTCGTGCTAGAGATGGAGCAAACTTTGCAGAATCATTAAAAGAATTTAAGATTACAGTAATTTCCGAAAATACTGCAACATTCGCAAATTTATATGCTAAAGCATTTCAGGAGAAGTCCAAGAGATTATCATGGTTCAACTTCATTACAGATGCCACAATTTTTTCGCCGGGTGACATTTATAGATACGGTGATGATAATTTTGGAATACAATCAGAAATTAAAAGTTTAATCTTTGCAGGAATAGAAAGTAAGGAAGCAGTAAAGTATATTCAAGCAATGAGTAGAAATCACTATAGAAAAAGATTTACTCTAGGCGATGTTAAAAAAGCAGAAGCAAAAGATCCTGATACACAAGAAACAGTTTATGAAGTAATCTATGTAGAAATCATAGATGATTTAGAAAAAAATGGAAAAAGTATAAGTCCTACAGTAGAACTTAAGGATAATATTAACAGTAAGGTATTGGTAAGTTATGATGCAATAAAAGTTGACAGTGATATACCATTTGTTAGTGATGCTGATCTTCAAAGGGTGTTTCCTAACAGCACCAAAAATATGAGGAAGCGTATTAAAGATATAGGATTACGAGATAGAGAGTTTTTACCTTTATGGATGCGCAGTATTCAAGAAAATGGAGTTGCTGAACTAGGTTTTACAAAATCATTAGTTCTATGTTATGCTAACCCTGGTAGAGCAGATAGCGTTATGGCAAGAATAAAGGCTAGTAATTTTGACTTTAAAACGCTGGATTTTGTTGCAGATCGATACGTTATAGACATAATAGAGGGTGAAATACAGGACACTTATCTAGCATTTCCTCAGAGAGAAGTATCTCTCCAGAATGATATTACAGCAAACAGATCCTAGATAATTATTCTTGCAGTAGTTAAGTGATAAATATGTATAAATATAATTGGAGACAAAAACAGTGGCTAGTAATATAAACTATCTAAGCATTAACGAAAATTTTCCTGTTGCTGGACAGGACAATGACACACAGGTTTTCAGAGATAACTTTGATACCATCAAAACCAGCCTACGAAATGCTAAGGACGAAATCACAGGTCTCCAGGATAATACTGCTAAAGTTAATGTAGATAATGATTTTGAACTTAAAAAGATTCAAAGAGCATTACTACAAAACAATAGAACACAGAAATTTGATGCAGGCGCAGTTTCAGCCAGTCCAACTACCGTTGATTATGAAAATGGTAACTATCAAATTTATCGTGTAGCAGCAAATATAAATGTTGATTTTTTAAATTTTCCGGGAGATCCAGTCTTTACTTCAGAAATAACACCGATCGGTATGGGGAAGGTAACACTAGAACTTTACAGATCAGGTAGCGTTAATACAACCGTTAGTTTTATAACATCGGGCGGTACTGTAATTAAAAAGGATCCATCTTTTCCAGGAACAATTACACTAGATAGTGAAACTGATCCTGTATTCATAGAAGTTTGGAGACACAGTGCAGGAGTAATTTTCATGAGATACCTAGGAAAATTTAGTTAATGTTCCACCCATTTCAAGAAGATCCCAAAGAATTAAACGACACTCAATTACAAGAAAGAATATCCGAATTGAGCAAAAAATACACCCAAGCCGCACGTTTAGGCAAGGGAGAACTATTGACACAACTCCAAACATTTGTTACAATATATAGAGATGAGATACGCAGAAGAGCAATGCAACCTATTAAAACAAATGATCAAGATAAGGATTTGGATCAATTAATTAATGTCGATTAAGATAAACACAATCGAAGACTTAATAAATGGAGTGTTAAAACATGGTCCGGATATTCTATCCGATTGTGTCACAGATTACGATCTCACGAAATACACAAATAAGATTAAAAAAGAATTTTTGGATTATCCAGTTCCAAAAAAGGAACTCAATCCAAATAATTGGTTCATGCCTGATTCATATAAGAAAATGGATATTAAGAAATATGTATTGGATCTATGTAAAACACAGCAAGAAGTTGATAGAGTTAATATAGAACTGGAAGAATATGAAAATAGAAACTTACTAATGCTGTTGAAACAAATGAAATACATAGTAGATACACTAAGAAAACAAGGAATAGTTTGGGGTGTAGGTAGAGGATCCAGCGTGGCTAGTTACGTTCTTCACTTATTAGGGGTCCATAAGATCAACTCGATTAAATACGATATACCACTAAACGAATTCTTTAAAGGAGAAAACAATGGGTAAGACAGTTAAAAGTATGCGTGGAAAAGAAATTGACATGGAAAAACTTAACCTACGCAATGAATTGCTTCCTGCTGTAGGTAATGCTAAAGTAAATGCTCGAGGCGATGAAATTGGTAAGGGCGGAAAAATTGTTAGAACAAGAGAAGAAGTTTTAGCAGATTACTATAAGCGCAATCCTAGAGCAGTAAAAGAAGAAATAGTAAGCAGATCAAAGAAAAATACTTAGAAAGGTAGAACATGATTAAAGGAAAGATCAGACCAATTCATGCGGATGTTTTAGTTACAAATATGCACTTCGGAGAAACTAAAACAGCAGGCGGTATCATCATTCAATCGGATGATGCAAAGGCACATGGTGTAAAACCAAGATGGGCTCAGGTATATGCAAAAGGACCTGAGAATACTGATCCATACAATGTGGGTGACTGGATTTTAATCGAGCATGGTCGATGGACCAGAAAAATTGACATAGAAGACGAGCAGGGCAAAAAGATAGATTTACAAAAAGTGGAAGTTGAATCTATTATTGCATGGCAAAACGAAGCACCGTCGGATCTTGCATACTTCGGTAAAGAATACAGTGACGGTTCTCAGGCAACATTCGACCCTGGAATGTTTGTCAATAACTAGATTGCTGTAGGAACTCCAAAAACATCAAGTTTATCTTCACGAACACAATAGACCATTTCTACTGGTTTTAGTTGAAACTCTATCTGCATATCTCGTTTGATTGAACCAGCATTGTAGCCAACATAAAGTTTGCATTCTTCCACGGTATCAAACTTAGGTTGCTGATACCAGAATACATCCTTGCTGCCGTCGGGATAGGTTCCCATCATTAACACTATTATGAACCATTTCATAATAGTATTTAGATATAAACTAGCAGTTAATAACTGAGTGCTTTATCTGGACACAGCCTAAAGGTCAATGCCTTTCTCGGCCCACGTGTGGTGTTTATGGATACCTCCCCTGACTTTGGATGGAATTCAATTTTGGTAATCTTAGCCTTGCTATTGTTCTTGCCAACAAGGATTTCTTGCCCTACTTCGAGGTTTACGTTAAGATTTCTAATCATGGGATTCTCCTTTTGCATAACGATTGTTATAAAAATATTTACCAGAACTCTTGACATGTATTAACAGATAGTATATAATATATGTAAATTAGAGGAGTTTAAATTGTCTAACATTGATCTAAACAAATACAAGGAATTCGTAGAAAAGGTTACATCTGACGAATCAAATGATCCAAATCGCTTGTATGGACGCTTGGGATATCTAAGTGGCTATGCACACAAAACAGAAGCAGAAGTGCAGGACGAAGCACCGTGCAATGTTTCATTACTGCTTACGGGTGGCATCGGTTTGAGTTCAGAAACTGGAGAACTAAATGAAATTATTAAAAAGGTTATATTCCAAGGCAAACCTTGGAACGAGGATGTTCGCTTTCACCTTAAACGAGAACTGGGCGATATTCTTTGGTATTGGGTTAATACTTGCAGAGCATTGGATCTTGACCCTAACGAAGTAGTGGAGGAAAACGTGGAGAAACTCAAGGCACGATATCCAGGCGGAGAGTTTGATGTGCATTACAGCGAAAATAGGAAGGACGGAGATCTCTAAGAAGAAGCCAGATAATGTAGTGGATAATCCAAACTCACTACCATATCCTACGAATGTTGGTGCTCCTGCATTTACCATTCCTGACGTGCTTAAACACAAGAATGAACGAGGAGTCAATGCCACGCATCTTTTGGAAACACGTTTTGAAGATCTAAAACGGCAATATTTTGAACTGGTAGAACTTGCAAACGACACTGAACTAGTGTATAATGCAAAGTATGCTTTTATTCCTGTCGTGGGTAAGACATATCATCTATACGTTGGTTATGATGATAAACTGTTCCTAAGCATAATAGAACCGGAAAGAGTTTCTTGGGATTGCAAGGGCAGTTTTAAACTCACAGCAGACAGCACTTGGGAGAGACAATGAAATTTAAAAGTTCAAGTATAGAAGGCGTAGTTGTTAAGAATGACGACCGCTATATTGTAAAAGATAATACAACACTAAAAAATCTTGTTGTGAGTAGCACAAGATTAAATCCACGCAAAAGCACAAGCGGACACAAGCACGAAGGGCAAGAAGAGGTCTATATGTTTTTAGAAGGCAGTGGAACCATGGAACTTGATGATGTTACACACAATGTTGAAGCGGGTGATACTGTATTAATCGAGGACGGTGTGTTTCATCGTGTTCATGCAGGTAACGAAGAATTATATTTTGTTTGTGTGTTTGACGGAAGGAGAAAGTTTTGAAATCATTTATAGTATATGTATGGATGATCGCAGCCTACAATGGCAATCCCATTGTGGTAGGTGAATTTGAAAACTGTGATCAAGGCATTGCCACAGCAAATAATTTCTACCCAGGATATGTTGCACTACACTGCATTACTCCTGATCTAACGCCACCCGGAGGTGTTTCGTGAAAGTAGGATTCACGGCATCAGCATTTGATTTGTTCCACAGCGGACACGTGGCAATGTTAAAAGAAGCAAGATCAAACTGTGATTATATGATTGTAGGACTACAAACTGATCCCACAATTGATAGACCCGAAAAGAACAAACCCATCCAAAGTGTATTTGAAAGATACGTGCAATTGGAAGGCTGCAAGTATATTGATGAAATTATTCCCTATGCCACTGAACAGGACCTTTTGGACATATTTCTAACATATAAAATTGATGTGCGTTTTATTGGAGAGGAATACAAGTCCAAAGATTATACGGGCAAGCAATTATGTCTTGACAAGGGGATAAAAATATACTATAATAGTAGGAAACACTCTTTCAGCACAAGCGGCTTAAGAAAAAGGATAAAGGATAAAGGATAAAACATGAAACTACCAGATGGATTACAAAAAACAGGAATAACAACTATGGGTGCAGCAGGCATTTCACTTATGGTATTACACATCCTAGGACACCTAACAGGCTGGGCATGGCCTATATTATATGTGTCTATGATACTAATGGCCTTTGCATCAGAAACATCAAATAGAGTGAGAATGTAATGAAAGAATTATGGGTTGAAAAATATCGTCCCAAGTCACTAGATGGCTATGTTTTCAGAGATGACAATCAACGAAAACAAGCGCAAAGTTGGATCAAAGAAAAATCAATTCCACATTTATTGTTTAGTGGTGCAGCAGGAATTGGTAAGACCACAATGGCTAAGATTCTTATTAACGAACTTGAGATACCCGACTATGATGTGCTAGAGATTAATGCAAGTCGAACAAACAGTGTGGATGCTGTTCGTGACAAGATCACAAACTTTGTGCAGATGATTCCATTTGGTCCATTCAAGGTTGTGCTACTTGATGAGGCTGATTACTTGAGTCCAAACGCACAGGCAGCACTGCGTGGTGTTATGGAAGAGTATCATAACACGGCACGTTTTATTTTAACCTGTAACTACCCTAACAGAATTATTCCTGCACTGCATTCAAGATGCCAGGGCTATCACATTGAACGAATTGACCAGACAGAATTTACGGCAAGAGTAGCAACAATCCTCGTAGAAGAAAAAGTAGATGTTGATCTTGAAACACTTGATCTGTACGTAAAAGCAACATATCCGGATTTGAGAAAATGCATCAACATGGTGCAACAGAATGTCAGTGATGGCAAACTACATGCTCCAAGCAAGGGCGATGAGGGTGCTGCTGATTGGAAATTTGACATGGTTGAATTGTTTAAGGCAGGCAAGATTACAGAAGCAAGACAATTGCTTTGCGGAAAACTAAAAGCAGAAGAAATGGAAGAAGTGTATCGTTGGCTGTATGACAATTTAGAAATTTTTGGTGAAGAAGAAAAACAGGACACGGCTGTCTTGATTATTAAACAGGGACTCGTGGATCACACATTGGTTGCTGATCCTGAAATAAATCTTGCCGCAGTGTTAATTAAACTGGCAAGGTTATAGTTGAAAATAAGATATTATAATAAGATAGATGGTTGGAGATGGTTGGGATTCATACTGGCAATGGTCAGTGCATTCACACTGAGTGGAGGTAATCCCAATGTGCAGTGGCTTGGATGGGCAGTTGCGTTGGCATCCTGTAGCATATGGATATGGATGGGAATAAAAGATAAAGACGTTCCGAGGGCGTTAATGGAATTAATGTACTTGCTTCTTGCTGTAAGAGGAGTATGGAATTGGGTAGGAGTATGATCTTGGACAGAATTAGAGAGGCTGGTGAGGATCTTAAGTTGCTTGAAGGGCATGACAGGCTACAATATTTGGTGGATAAGGCACGCGAAGTGGAACCCCTACCAGAAGAAGCCAAGACAGAACAAAACAGAATACACGGCTGTGCCTCAAAGTTATGGATCATAGGCGGTGCGGACAATGATAACTTGATGCGTTATCGTGCAGATGGTGATGCTTTCATAACAAAGGGAACTGCCAAGGTAGTGACGGACATAGTAAATGGTTGTCACAAAAGCGAGGTAGCACACCTTACTGTTGATGACTTTGAACAACTGGGAATCAAGGAACTGCTTACTCTGCAGAGGCAGAATGGCTTGGGACAACTAATTAGTAGAATAATAAGAATAGCAAACGCTTAGGAGTATAATATGGCACATTTAGTAGATGACAAATGTATTAATTGCAAACACACTACTTGCGTAAGTGTTTGTCCAGTTGATTGTTTTTATGAAGGTCCCAACATGCTAGTAATTAATCCAGACGAATGTATTGATTGCGGAGTATGTATTCCTGAGTGTCCTGAAAAAGCAATTTATCAAACCGATGATGTTGATGATAAATGGTACAAGCACAATGAATATTTTTCTAATCTTTGGCCAAATATTACTGAAGAAAAAGAACCAATGGAAGATTGGCTAGAGTATTCAGATGGCAAACACTCAGATAAAATTAAATTGTTTAAAGCAAAATAGTGGGAGCGTGAGCCCCCACCATTCTATTACTCGTCTCCGTAAATTTCTAAAATTTCCTTAACCGCTTCGTGTCTCTCGATATCCTGTCTTGAGAAACGACAGATATCAACATACTGATGGTTACTAAAGTTGTTATACAACTCGAGGAACTGAAGTAATCCGTTGTTGCTAGGTCGATCTGCCTGTTGCAAGTCTCCGGTTACCACCATCTTCGATCCTTCTCCTAACCTAGTTAAAAGCATTTTCATCTGACTAGGTGTTGCGTTTTGCATTTCATCTGCTATGATAACAGAGTTTTTAAATGTTCTTCCTCGCATGTATGCTAAAGGTGCTACTTCAACTATCCCCTCCCTTACTTGTCTTTCAATCTCTGCTTGGCAGAAATTGTCCGAAAAAACGTCAAATATTGGACGAGTCCATGGAGCCATCTTTTCATTTAGATCCCCTGGCAAAAATCCATGTTGTTCATCCACCGATACCGCAGGTCTCGTGATTACGATCTTATCGCATAAATTGTCCTTAAACTCATTAATTGCCCATTGAACTGCAATCATTGTTTTACCCGTTCCAGCAGGACCAATGGCAAATAATATATGATTATGCTCTTGGTTTAACTTTTTAAGGTAAATTTCTTGATTGAAGTTTTTTGGGATGATGTCTATTCTTTTTGATTTACGCGAATTGATATTCACAATGTTGTTATACGCTGCGTTATGGGCCGCGTGAGCCTTGTGTTTTCTCTTCATATTAAGGAATGTCCTCCGTTTGTAAGATGTGCTCGACAACGGAGTTTAAAGGTGTGTAAATTGTCAAAAGTCCGTAATCGAACATACAAGTATTTAATAGATAAAAAGGAAAATTATAGCATAACATATTAAAAACGATAAATACATTAGGAGACTAATATGGCCGAAATAAAAGACATTATAGCAAACATAGAACAGATTTATGGTTCAAACAACAGTTTAAACCTTCTTAAGGACTTTGAGCGTGTATTTGACGAATTAGACATATACGTATTCGACAACTGGTTAGACGGTGAATTAGTCGAAGGACCCAAGGAAGATAGATATTTTATCGAATGCACATTTATGTGGCCAAAAGATAAGATGCCGGAGCCTGCGGGAGGTAAGAGACTGTTAGAGTACGGATGCAAGGTAGGATATGCTGAAAGTGTTATGTCCAGCGTTAGAAAAATTAAAACACCAGACGATATCAGACCAGGAACAAGAAAAGGTAAGTTAGACTACGATAACATATGGATGGTTAGAATTAAGATGCCTAAGAGATTAATGAAGAATATCGATAGAGGTTATACTAATCTTGATAAAAACAAAGTTCAAGATATTCTTTCACAGGTAGGTGTAAATGCACAACTAGAACCTGCTGAACAGGCAGCACAAGGAACAGAAAATGAGCAACCAGAATAAGATCATAAATGAAGGTTTGCGACGTGGTGATTTAGAAGATACCATATATCCTATATTTGAAATAGATACATTCCGTTCAAAGATGGGCGAGGATAAGGATGTTTGCGTACTTACATTCCAGGCAAAAGACAGATACCCAGCAAAGGACATGATGGAGTTTATAGAAAAAGGATATCCTTTTGTTCTTGACGCTGATGTAAGCGCAGGCGAAAATGAGGAAGGTGAATATTCTATTTTTGTAGAAGTTGAAAGAAGTTCTAAAATAGCAGATCATATAACCGAAATGCTTTTTGGAATTAGCAAAATTGCAAACATAGATGATTGGAAATTTACCTATTACAAAGACAAGAAGAAAAGAGAAGCAACAAAGGAAAATCTTAAAGAGATTGTTCCTAGTTCTAATAAAATTTACGAACAAAAAATGCAAAAGTTCAGAACGGATGAAGTAAAAAGTTTCTTTAGCAAAACGTTAATGGACGATTTAGTTTTAGAAAATAACAAAATAAAAATTCTAAAACCTTTTGATGTTTCGGTTGAGTTTGAAATTGTCCAAGAAGGTGATAGCAAACTTATTGAAGGCTTAGAAGATATGCAGGTAGATGATAATTCTACTGCGGAAATTTTCTGGCTAACTAAAGTTATGGGAGACTATAACATTACTAAATTTGGTGATAATTTCTTATTCACCAACGATACAAAGTCAATGGTTTTAAAAAGGATATAAACAATGGCAAAAGAAAACTATCAAAAATGTTTAGAAACAATTTTACATCACGAAGGTGGATATGTAAATCATCCAAAGGATCCAGGTGGTGAAACTAACCTAGGTGTTACAAAAAGAGTTTACGAAGATTTCGGTGGTACCAAGGACATGAAAGATTTAACTGTCGAAGACGTTGCGCCGATCTACGAAAAGAACTACTGGGGACGTATGAAGTGCGATGACATTCCAGCAGGTCTTGACTTATGTGTATTTGACTTTGGTGTCAATGCAGGAACAGGACGTTCAGCAAAATATTTGCAGACAATGATTGGCACTGTTGCTGACGGTGGCATTGGTCCTAACACACTTAGAAAGTTAGGTGAATACATCGATGAACACGGTATTGAGAATGCCATTAAGAACTTCCAAGCAGCACGACAGTCATACTACGAATCACTTTCAACTTTTGAAACATTTGGCAGAGGTTGGACTCGCAGAGTTGATGAAACTACCGAACTTGCACTATCAATGGTATGAGTAAAGCCTGTCTAAATTGCGGAAGAGAACACGAAGGTAAGTTGGTAGAAACTTTCACAGATGGCGACAACCAACCTATTGAAATAGTAGTGTGTGAAAACGCAAGGCATGATACTATGACCTTAGATGAATTTTGGAGGAACCATGTTTAGTTCAATTAGAATCGCTATCATACTAGTGGTAATCACAGCAGCCGCTGGAGGGTTTTTCTATGTTAAAAAATTACAGAGTGATTTGGAAACAGCAAGAGCCAATGTAGCAAAGATGGAAGTGGCGCTGGAAACTAGCGAGAACTCATTGAAACTTGAAAGAGCCGAAACTGTTAGATTGGGAGAACTCAATCTTCAGTTATCAAGCGATTTACAAAAGGCGGAGAAGTATGGAGATGAACTTCGTGCTACTCTACAGAAACATAACTTAACACACTTGGCTAACAAGAAGCCAGGTTTAATTGAAAAGAGGATGCAAAATGCGACTGATAAACTATGGGATGATCTTGAGTCTATCACTGACCCTAATGCTAACATCGGGGTGCAGCCTGCTCAGACCGGAACCGCAGATAAAAATAGTAACTAATACTGTAAAAACTACAGTTCCTATCGTTGCACAACCTAAAGCCGTTCAATTGAACGATGTTAAGATCTATGTGGTCTCAAAAGAGAACTATGAAGAATTCGTTAAGGAATTTGAAGCCAAGAATGGAGCGGATGCATACATTGCCATTAGCGTAAAAGACTACGAAAACTTATCTTTAAACTTTGCTGAACTAAGACGTTACATTGAACAGCAAAAACAAATTATCGTTTATTATGAAAACGCTGTTAAGCCAGAAGAAAACCCAGCCAAATCAGAATAAATATGTATATTAAGGAGCGTGTAAAATGGCAGAAGATAAAATTGTAGTTCCAGCAGATAAGGATGCTGTTTCTAAAAAGGTAAATGTTCAACTTGAAGTTGATACTTCAGTTAAGGACCTCGGTCCTAATCCTTACGCAAAGTTAATCCATTTAGCAAGAGCAGTGGATAGTTGGAGAATTTTTCCAAGAGTATTCATTACAACATACATTATTTTGTTATACAAATGTGTAATTTGGTATATGGAACTTCCAAATCCAACTATGGAACAATCAGGTTTGATTAGTATTGTTGTTGGTGCTGGTGCTGCTTGGTTTGGTTTATATACTGGATCCAGCAAGAAAATTGACAAATAAAAAATTTTTGTCCCCTTAACATTTCAGTTAAATAATAAAGGATTGCTTAAGGAGGATCCTTTTTATTATGGCTCGAGATTATTACGAAACTTTAGGTGTAAAAAGAGACGCATCACCTGCTGAAATAAAGGCCGCCTACAGAAAATTAGCCATGCAACATCACCCTGACAGAGGCGGTGATGAAGTAAAATTCATGCACATTAGGGAAGCATACGATTGTCTTAGTAATCCCGAAACAAAATCAAATTACGATTATAAAGGTCCAAAAGGCGATCAATTCCGAAATGGCTTCCAAGGATTTGACTTTAGATGGGGTGGTGCAGGGAGTGCATTTGATGATATGGAAGACCTATTCAGGGGAATGGGGTTTGGAAATAGAAACAGAGCTCCTAGACAAAATCATTCAACCAATATAGCATTTGATGTATTTTTGGAAGATGTAATGACGGGCAAGGACGTTGCCGTGGAATTACAGATGTCGAATGGTCAAACTAAATTGATAACGATAAACATACCAAAAGGTATTGAGTCGGGACAACAAATAAGATATCAAGGAATGGGTGAGGATCTACATCCTGGATTTAGGCCCGGTGATTTGATTGTTACTATCCGTGTTCGGAATCACCCGGTGTTTGAAAGACACGGGGATAATATACTATGTGAGTCTAAAATAAATGTTTTCGATCTTATGTTAGGTTGCAAAACAAATATCAAAACACTCACTGGCAAGAATTTAGAAATTAACATTCCTGCTGGAACACAACCGGATACTGTCCTAAGTTGTAAAAGCGAAGGATTACCAAACATTAGAACAAAAAGAAATGGTGATCTGCTTATTAGGATTAAGGCACAGGTACCAAAAAAATTAACCAAGGATCAATTAGAAATAATTGCAAAATTAAAAAATGGAATATAAACTAGACATAGATTATAAATTAGGATTGCACGAAGCACTAAACCAAGCCAGCGATGTTTGGGAGTTCGATAAGGAAAAATATGATCCTGAAAAATTAGAATGGGACATGTGTAATTTTATGATCCAGCATAAAGGAATAGGGTTAGCGGCTAATCAAATTGATCTCAAGAAACGTGTCTTTGTAATGGGTAGTGAAGATTTGCCTAACTTTCCAAAACCATTTGCTCTTTTTAACCCAACAGTGTTAGAAGCCAGCAAAGAAACAATATTAGACACCGAAGGGTGTTTAAGTTTTCCAGGATTATTATTAAAGGTTACTAGACCCACATGGATAGTAGGCCAATGGCAAAATGCCAAGGGCGAAACCAAAGAAGGTAGAATTGAAGGATATCTAGCCAAATGTTTTCAGCATGAGTTTGATCACCTAAATGGCGTAACTTTTCTTGACAGAGTGGGGAAACTGAAGTTACAATTAGCAATGAAGAAATTAAATAAGTTAAGGAAAAAAATAAAAAATGATAGAGCCTAGCCAACAACTACAAAAGATTTTTGACGACTCAATTGAAATAGCAAAAAAGTTCAAGCACAAACTTATTACAATTGAACATCTTACTTTTGCAATCTTTTCTGATAAAGATTCGTACGAAGGCTTAAAGGCATATGGTGCTGATGTTGAATATATTAGATCAAATATTGAACACTATCTAAAGAACAATCTAAAAGATATTATAACAACAGAAGAAATTTTTGTTCCTAAAAAAACAAACACCGTCGAACGTGTTTTAAATAGATGCTTCACACAAGTGTTATTCAGCGGTCGTAATCAAATGGAAACTGCTGATGTTATTATAAGCATATTATCTGAAAAGAATTCATTTGCATTTTACTTCCTTACCAAAGGTGGTATAACAAAAGAAAAATTTGTACAGCATTTCCAAGATCATTTCATAGGTGATGAAGATCCATTTGCAGAAGAAGGAAGAGAAGCAGCATTGTCAAACGATCAAATGGATAAAATTATTAACACTTTCTGTGATAATCTATCCTTAAAAGCAAAACAAAAAGTTATTGATCCTGTAATTGGACGTGACGATGAAATAGAAAACATAGAACTAGTACTCGCTAGAAGAAATAAATCCAATGTTTTATTAGTTGGTGATCCTGGGGTGGGTAAAACCGCTATAGCAGAAGGACTAGCAAGAAAGATTTTTGAAAAGAAAGTTCCTAAGTTTATTCAGGATCATTCCGTTTTTAGTTTGGATATCGGAGCACTTGTTGCTGGTTCAAAATACCGTGGCGATTTTGAAGAAAGAATTAAAGCGGTTCTTATGGCGCTGGATAGAAAAGGAAAAATTATTCTTTTCATTGATGAAGCACACATGATGAGTGGTGCAGGAACTGCGAGTCAAAATTCAAACGATCTAGCAAACATGCTTAAACCTGCTCTTGCTAAAGGAAATCTTAAAGTGATTGCTTCAACTACCTGGGAGGAATATCGCAAGTACTTTGAAAAGGATCGTGCTTTAATGAGACGTTTTCATAGATTGACCATTGACGAGCCTACAGCAGAACTTACTGTAAAAATTATCAAGGGCCTAAAAAAGTATTACGAGAATCATCACAATGTTGCCATTACCGATGAAGCGATCGATCAGGCAGTTAAGTTATCAGTAAAATACATGGCTGATAAAAAACTACCTGACAAGGCTATTGATATCATAGACTGTGCATCAGCAAGATACAAATTAAATGATGATCCAGTTGAAGAAGGAGTACAACAGATAGTCGATGTTGAACAAATTACATACGAACTTTCTAAGATGATTAATATGCCTTTAGAAACTGTTGCCCAGAAGGAAAGTAAAAATCTTTCAGGCCTTGAAGGCTCAATGAAGTCAGTGGTATATGGCCAGGATAGTGCCGTTGAAACACTCTTGGATAAAATATTTGTTGCCCAAGCAGGATTAAAATCACCTAATAAACCAATCGGTAGTTTCTTATTCCTTGGACCAACAGGCTGTGGTAAGACCGAAACAGCGAAACAACTTGCTGAAAAAATGGGCATGACACTTTTACGTTTTGACATGAGTGAATATCAAGAGAAACACTCGGTGGCAAGATTAATTGGTGCTCCTCCGGGATACGTTGGTTATGAAGAAAATGCAGGACAGTTGATTACTAAATTGCAAGAAAGTCCAAACGCTATACTATTATTAGATGAAATAGAAAAAGCACACCAAGATGTATCTAACATACTTTTACAATTTATGGATAATGGATTTGTTACGGGAAGCAACGGCAAGCAGGCTGACGGTAGAAACACAATTCTTATTATGACATCAAATCTCGGTGCTGCCGATAATGAAACAAATACAATTGGCTTTGATGACCTCGAAAAAGATGATGAGGACGAGAAGGCAGTTAAAAAATTCTTTACTCCTGAATTTAGAAACAGATTAGATGGTACTATTAAGTTCAATAAATTATCATCAAGTGTTATGTCAAGCATTGTAAAGAAATTTATAAGCGACTTAAATGCACAATTAAAAGATAAAAATATTTTAATTAATGCAGAACAGGATGCTATTGATTGGTTATCTAAAGAAGGGTATAGTCCTAAGATGGGTGCTAGACCATTGTCAAGAATAATCGATAACAAGATTAAAACACCTTTAAGTAAAAAAGTATTGTTTGGCGATTTAGTTAATGGCGGAAAGGTTACTATTAGCATTTCGGATAATGAACCTGTTTTTGACATCCAAGAGATGCCTAAACCTCTTACAAAGGCTGAAAAGAAAGCACTTAAAGCAAAAGCCCTAGAGGAAAAAGCAAGCAAGGAACAGCAGGAAAATGAACAAACTTCCGACACCTAAAAAAACGAAAAAAAAGTTTTATAACAAATACATCTATAAAATTACGTTAAACTTAAAAGGAAGCGCATCTCTTAGATATAATTCATTGGATGAAGTATTAAACAAATGCGTTCAGCAGGACTTCTCTGAAGGAACAAAATGGAGAGATAGAGTATTTAAGGAACTACGTGATAATTCACATCATTGGATAAAACTTATAGGCATATTAAATCAATATGATAATAAGACATGGTCCAAGAGACTAGAAGGGGATTATATAGATTTTTACACCAATGATAAATCTATGTATAATACAATAGGATTAGAATTCGAACAATTTTGTGTATTAAGATCACAACCGGAAAAAGGCAAGGAACAACAATTGCTAGAAAGCAATAAAGAAATTTTTTGCAAGAAATTACCACACGACAAGTATCAATTTAAGGTATATCTCAAACCACATAGAGTTAGACGGGACGAAAAGGCTGCATTAGCAAATTGGTTAGATAATCAAAGACCAAATATTACATTTACTAGTTCTATTAAAAAGTGGTTGCTTTCTACTGAATCAAATTGGGACCGTAGATACATATACGTTGATAGTGAATCCACACTACTAATGATTAAATTAAGGTCATCAGAAGTACTAGGCAGAGTTCACAAATACGTGATAAACCGATAAATACAGTATGCCTATAGAAACTAAAACATTATTATCAAACATCGATGCAGTAGCAGCAGATTCCACATTTTCCTATGGAGAAAAGTCTAAGGGGGCTGGATATCATAGTAATGGTGATGGAGTGCATACAGTTGCATACGTATTAGATAATTTTGTTGGCACAGTCAAAATTCAAGGAACGCTCGAGCAATATCCCGGAGATAATGACTGGGTTGATATAGGATCTACAGAAATTGGTGGAGATAGCAGTTTATTCTCTCAGGGCACATACACACGCACATTTACTGGCAAATTTGTGTGGATTAGGGCAGGATATAACCTGCAAAACGGTACTATTACCGAAATTCGCTATAACTATTAACTTTACATTCTGCGCTAAATACAGTATAAATCTATAAAGGGATTATGCTATGCGAGATCTATTGGACAAACTACAACTATTAGAAGGTTTCATGCCCAAGGAAATGGAGGGTGAGACTGAATTTGAATTTACTGGTGATGATGGTGAAACAGGCTTCGGAACACTATACTACAAAGCACAAATTAAGCAAAGCGATGAGCATGGTTACTATGCTGAAGTTGATCCTAACTCGCTAAGAGGTGAAGCAGAAGGCGACGGCAACAATAAACTAGACGACGAACTAGCAACTGCTGTTGTCCAATCCGATGGTCCGGATCACGAAGCAGCAATGGATGCTGCATTTGACGATGCTATGGATATTATCAAGAATTCCGATAACAAATACTCGCAAGGGGAAAGCGCAGACGAATCCGACGAACAAACATTTGAAGGTGAGGAGTTCTACGAGTATTATGGTTTCTTACCTTGGCACGAAGATATTGTAGATGAAGCAGAATACAGAGGACGCAAGGTTAAACTTGGCAAACCCATGCAGGGTGATGTTAAAAAGTTTAAGGTATATGTCAGAGATCCAAAGACTAAAAATGTAAAGAAAGTAAATTTTGGTGATCCTAATATGCGTATTAAAAAATCTAATCCAGCACGTAGAAAATCATTCCGTGCTAGACACAATTGTGATAACCCGGGTCCAAGAACAAAAGCACGATACTGGTCATGTAGGAAATGGTAACTGATGAAACTAAATGAATTATTCTCACCCATAGGCGCACCATCGGATAACGATGACATAAACTATATCGAAGATCTAAAGATATTCATCGATAGTGATAATGAAGTAATGAGTAAAGTATTGTTTCCTGCAATTAAGAAACACATGAAATATAAAGGTCATCCTGACGCTTATAAAATATATATCAAGCCATTAGAACAGTGTAAAGAAATGTACTGTAATAAATTTTCTATAGAAGACATGCAGGACAAAATTAATAAGGAAAATATTATAGCATTAGCGAGAACTATTTCCGGAGAACAGGAAAAATACATAGAGCGTGGCGACTATGAAGATTAGAGAATTATTCGAAGCAGATACTGACAAACACGTAACCTTCTGCTTTGGAAGGTTTAATCCTCCTACCTTAGGACACAAGGAAGTTTTCAAAAAAATGAAGGCACAAGGAGGAGACATGAAAATCTTTACTACCATGAGCCAGGACGCAAAAAAGAATCCACTAGACTATTCTGCCAAGGTAGATTTTATTAGAAAGATACATTCTGAATATGCAGATAATGTAGTTGAGGACACGAACCTAAACACAATAACCAAGGTTGCACAATATCTAAATGACCAAGGCTACACACATGCAACATTCGTGGGTGGAGATGATAGAAAGAATTTATACGATCAATTGGTTGCATACAACGGAAAGGAAGAGGGAAAGAAGGGTCCTTTGGAAAACAAATACAAATTTGAAACTCTTGAGTTTGTAAGCGCAGGCGCAAGAGAGGACGGAGCAGAGGGTGTTGAAGGCATAAGCGGAACCAAAGCAAGAGAAGATGCCGCTAATAACGATTTAAAAAGTTTCACAGCACACACAGGTGCTGGAGAACATGCGGAAGAATTATTCGCCGCAGTAAGAAAAGGAATGGGATTATCGGATAATACCGAGGATTAAACAAGGGGAAAACAATGGGTATAATGGATAAAGAAAGATCGGCATATACTAATCCGGCAGGTGGAGAACTTGCCCGAATGGGAAGAATACTAATGGATAAATCAGTCACAGTCAAGGATGACGCACTATCAAACGTGCTAGGTAGACTCGGTGACGAACTAACAAGATACGGTGAGCCTGGCGGAGCATCAAGCATAGACGAACTTTCTAAAAAGGTTAGACTGAGTAAGGAACAGATCTTGAAGATGATGAAATGGGCTCAACAGCAAAAGGACACTTCATTACAAAAAGTTAAGGATCCGGATCCTAAGCCAGATGAAGATGAAAAAGAAGAATCTGTAGCAACCGAAAATACCCCTATCGGACATACAGATGATGAGCGTAACATGATTCGCAAGGAACTTTACCAAATGGCAAAGTATGCCAAAGAGATGTTTGAAATGCTAGAAGACCTACCCGCTGACAGTGATTTCCCCCACTGGTGGCAGGCAAAGGTTGTTAAGAGCCTACAAATGATCAGCAAGGCCAAACATTACTTGGAAAATGAACTAAACGTTCCTGATGTTGATGGAGATAGAACAGAAGAGGACATGCACGACAAGGACAACATAGGATTTTCCGACAAGGAAATCAAGATGGCCTTTGGTGTTTTAAACGATCCAAGATACAAGGGCGGTAACTACACGGGTGCAGTGGAAGTGATAAACAAAATTGCTCCTGGACTAGCAGACCATCCTAGTGTAGCCAAAGCATTAAAAAGAACAAACGAAGCAGTATGTTCAGAATGTGGCAAGGCTCGCTTTACGGCACTACCAGAAGAAATGCAAAAGCAGTATGAAAGTGTTAATGAAGAAAAGCAAAAGGGCGTTGATGGCAAGGTATGCTGGAAAGGCTACAAGCGCATGGGCACCAAGATGAAGGGTGGCAAACGAGTTGATAATTGTGTTAAGATGTAATGGAGATAGAAGAGTTAAAAAGACTTGCGGGCATCTATGAACGTCATGGCTGGAAAGCATATGACGGACCCAATCTATCGATCACAGGCACGGAAAAACAATATCTAGAAAAGAAACACAACATACAACCAGGAACCCCTGAATGGTTTAAGTTGTGGTTCGCACTACCAAAACTAACAGGCGAGAAACCCATAGAATGAGAGCATACGAGATCATATCTGAAAAAGCAGTTAGCAAAAAGCAGCAGCAGTTCTTTGGTATTGTAAGAGCAATGCAAAAGGGCGATATGAAAAAGTCTGGCGAAGCAGGCAAAGTTGCTAAAGATATGAAAAAGAGTGATGTCAAAGACTTTGCTAAAACCAAGCACAAGGGATTACCTACCAAAAAGAAAACATCTGAAGAAGCAGCAGGTGTTGGCATAGTTACAAAACAGAATGCAACAGCAGACGTTCCCGTAGGCGGCGAATACATGAACGTTAAGAAATTATTCCCCAAGAAGAAAAAGAAAAAGGAAAGCATAGCCTATGAGGATATGTTCCAAGGACTAAATCCTAAATCAGAAATATATGTTGATATGGATGGTGTTCTAGCAGACTTCTTTGGTGAGTGGAAGAAGTTGGTAGGCAAGGACTGGAGAGAAATTAATAAGGACGAAATCGAACCAGCACTTAAAAAAATTAGAGACGAGGAAGACTTTTGGTTAAACATTCCTCTTACATCAAACGCAAAAAAATTACTCGGCATTATTAAACAGGTTAAAGGAAACTACAAGATTCTAAGTTCACCATTGGCTAACGATCCTAAATCGGAACCACACAAGCGCGAATGGATTGAAAAGAATCTAGACTTCTTCCCACCAACTGAAGTCATCATAACAAAGGATAAGGCGAAGTATGCGACAAACCCCGACGGCACACCTAATATCCTCATTGACGATTATGGTGTTAATATTGCAGCGTGGGAAAGTGCCGGAGGCATAGGGTTCAAGCACAAGGATCACAAGTTTGAGAGGACTGCTAAAAAACTAAAGGCAGAGATAGAAGAAAGTTTCCAAAGCCTAATTAGAAATTACATAGAAGAAAAGTGGAGTGCCAAATACAAGAAAAGCATCAACTGCTCTAATCCAAAGGGCTTTAGCCAAAAAGCACACTGCGCAGGACGCAAGAAGAAATGAGAATATTTGAACTAGTTGAAAACTTTGCTGATGGTAAGAAGAAGGGCAAGAGCCGTCCAGGACGTGTAAAACGTGCTGGTGCTAGTTGTAAAGGAAGCGTAACTAGCCTACGTAAAAAGGCTAAAAATGCTAGTGGAGAACGTGCTAAAATGTATCACTGGTGCGCAAATATGAAAAGCGGACGCAACAAGGGCTAAATAATAATATGAAATTAAACGAACTATTTTCAGAAGCATATACGCCTACAAAAGACAAGGCTGATTACCACGCGAAACAAAAAGCACTACAGGATCTACAGGCAGATCCAAACACATCAAAGGATCCTGAACTTAAAAAAGAAATAATGAAGCGTAAAGCAGCATTGGACAAGGATAAAGAAAAGATGGAATCTGCCACAGCAGGCGCTACGAGTTCTGGTAATATAGCAAGTGTAGAAGCACCACATCTAAGCCCAGGCAAAGCACGTGGTAAGAAGTCATATACAGGAAGTCCTGGTAAATCAGGTACAAAAGCACCACCACAACCTGTGGTTAAACAGCCAAAAGCAGCCAACGGAACTGCTAAAAATGCGCTGGATATGAAGAATAGTATTTTTGGTGAGAACCCGGTAAGAAGATAAATACTTACTATACAAAGGAAACTACGATGGACTTTAGAAATATAATTAAAAAGATGCGCGAATTAGATCCTACTACGCCAGGTCAGGATTTACAGCATTTCACACAACTGGCGGAATCAACAGGTATTGCGCTGGGTGCTAAAGAAGTAGTTACCGAAGCGAAAAAAGATTCAAAAGTAAAAGAAGCAGCAAAACCAGACTTTCTTGATATGGACAAAGATGGCGACAAGAAAGAGCCTATGAAGAAGGCTGCTAAAGATGCTAAGAAAAAGAAAGAGCCTGTAAAAGAAGCAGAACAAGTTGTCAAAGCAGAAAAAGGCGACAACAAAGAAAAAATGCCTAGCAAGAAAGAAGTTTTATTAATGTGTGGCAAGGGCATGACTAAAGCAGCAATTTGCAAGGAATATTCAGGCTGCGATCAAGAAAAATTAAAAGAAATGATTGAGTCTTGTATGGAAGAATACAAGAAGAAAAAGAAAAACGAATCCGTTACATTTGAAGACATGGACGGCGAAATAGTTGAGGCTAAGAAATCAGCAGCACAGAAGAAAGCACAGGAAAAATTTAAGAATATGGTAAAAGGCAAGAAGTCTGATGATAAAGAAATGGACGAAGCCAAAGAACCTAAAAAGAAAAAAGAAACGGTCAAGGAATCCGTTGAACCTAAGATGTCATTCGTTGAAATGATGAAGATGGTACGCGAAAGCGGCGGACAGCAGGCTATCGATCCTATGGACGATGTTCTTTGGAACTGGGCAAACAGAGTTGCTGTTTCAAAAGTTGAAGAAACAAACAAGCAGGAAATTTTTGCTGCAATGCTATATGAAAGAAACGGCGGACGTTTTGAAATGTATGACGTTGTTGAAAAAGGCTTAAACGAAGGAAAGGATTGTAACTGTGGTCCAGATTGCGAGTGCAAAGGCAATTGCGGCGACGATTGCAACTGTGGTCCAAACTGCGGCAAATAATTTTTTACCAAAATTAACAAAAAGCCAGTTAATTAGTTGACTGGCTTTTTTTGTGACTATATAATATACACATTAACTAGGAGAAATAAATGTCAAGACATTATGGACCAGAAGAAAAAGCAAAACTAGATCGCTTAATCAAAGAAGGATCAAACGTACTAAGAGAAGTTGAAGATTTAAATGAAGGTTTAAAAGATACTGTTAAAGCAGTAGCAGAAGAATTACAAATCAAACCAAGCACAATTAACAAGGCAATTAAAATTGCACACAAAGGTGATTGGTCAAGACACAGTGAAGAATGGGAAGAAATTGAAAGTATCCTAGGAATCACAAATAATCTTCCATCAGATAATTCAGCACAATAAGGATAAATTTTGATTCTCACTAATATAAAAGCCTTCTGGCTAAACAGTTTTCACAGTGACAAAGTTGCATTTTGTTTTGAACTTGTAAGTTTTATATTTACGGTTGGTGCAAGCCTAACACTTGCTTTCAATGCACGTGATCCTAATATGCTTATTGTTTATCCTAATTTTTTCATTGGTAGTATTACTCAATGCTACGCTGCATATAGAAGAGGAGCAGCATGGGTAATGGTACTTACTTTTTACTTTAGCATTGTCAATATCTTTGGATTTGGCATAGCAGCAAATTTGTGGTAATGTTCAGAGCACAAAAAGAAATAATATGGCACCTTTCATGCCAAAATTGTGGATTCTATTGGACCATGCCAACCATGGAAGAAAAATTACAAATAGAAAAAAACAAATATTCCTGTCCAATATGCCAAAAGTCAGGACACGCAAAAGAAGTTAAAAATCCCTCTTGACAGACACTCTAGTCTGTGTTACAATACTAACATATGAGACAAAGAAAGAGATATAAAAAAGTGCAATACAAAGACGAATCTCAATACGACCCTAAGAGACATACCAAGACAAAAGGAGGTCTCGGTTTTGGAATGAAAAGAGGTGCTAAGGAACTAGAATACGAAAACAGTGGTGTTAATCTAGCATCAGTTTTTGGTTGGGAAGTTCCTGAAAACCTAATGCACATAAAGAAAATTATTGATCAACGCAATGGAAAATAACAATTACATCATTGTTTCTAATCACATAGGTATGAACGGAGAGCCGGCGGACAGAATTTACGGAAGCCCAGCAAGTGGTGGTCAGTTAAGATTAATACAGGCAGATTATTCGACTTATAAAGGAAAGATACACAAGAAGCAACTTATCCTAAGGGGAATAGACGGAAACAATTTTAAATCACACTGCTTCGTCACTGACGATGGTAGGTGGTTTGATAGAACCGGAATTCCAATGTTAAAACCAACAGAGGTCATAGAAGATGAAGACAACGGAACAGAAGATAGCCAAAACGCAGAAGAAGGAATTCAAGCATCGAATGAAACTGATACAACTGTGGCTACAGTGGAAGAAAAAATAAATGAAAATTGATTCAATACTCAAATGGGTAGCAACTATAATCTTAATCATAGGAACATTTGTTAATGCAACATTTCCTAATTTGTATCCGCTGGGGCCAGCACTGCTTGCCGCGGGTGGTATAGTTTGGTTGATTGTTTCGTTCATGTGGAAGGAACCTGCACTGATAGTTACAAATGCGGTTCTAAGCGCAGTGGGCATTATTGGTATTAGCCTGTTTTATCTTGCATGATGATTTGCAAGGATATATAATAGTGAAGAAGGTTTTGTCCGCCACTAAAGGACTGTTTGGTATTTGCCAGCCGAAAATGGCATGTAAGGAGAAAAGATGAGTTACGTAGATGCGTTCTATGATCGCAACGAAGACATTATTCGAATTGTCGAAAGAAAGAACGGCAAGAGAAGTTTCACAGAGTATCAACCCCGACACATATTCTATTATAAAGATCCAAGAGGAAAGCACCAATCAATCTATGGTGAAGCACTACAGCGAGTAAGTGCAAAGAATATTAAAGAACTTCGCAAGGAACTTGCGATCCATTCCAACAAGAAATTATACGAAAGCGATATTAATCCTATCTATCGTTGTCTTGAAGACAACTATCTAAACATTGATGCACCAAAACTGAATGTTGCATTTTGGGATATTGAGGTTGATTTCGATCCGGAGCGTGGCTATGCTTCTCCTGAGGATGCATTCATGCCAATCACTTCCATTGCGGTGCATTTGCAGTGGATGGAAGAACTAATCTGTCTTGCTATTCCACCTAAGACACTATCGATGGCAGAAGCACAAAAGGCAATTGAAGGTATTCCAAACACAATACTTTATGAAAACGAAGCGGATATGCTTGATGCGTTTCTTGACCTGATACAGGATGCGGATGTGCTAAGTGGCTGGAACAGTGAAGGTTATGATATGCCCTACACTGTTAACCGTATTATTAAAGTTTTAAGCAAAGAAGATACAAGACGTTTGTGCTTGTGGGATCAATATCCTAAAAAAAGAACATATGAAAAGTTTGGTAAGGAATCTACAACATATGATCTAGTTGGTCGTGTGCATGTGGATAGTTTGGAACTTTACAGAAAATACAACTATGAAGAAAGACACACATATCGACTAGATGCTATTGGCGAACTAGAAGTAGGCGAAAAGAAAACCGTGTATGAAGGAAGCCTTGATGCACTATACAACAATGACTTTAGAACGTTCATTGAATACAACAGGCAGGATACTGCACTGCTTGATAAACTGGACAAGAAACTAAAGTTTATTGACCTTGCAAACACTATTGCACACGAAAACACTGTGCTTATACAAACCACAATGGGTGCTGTTGCTGTTACAGAACAGGGCATTATCAACGAAGCACACAGACGTGGAATGATTGTTCCGAACAGAGTGAAACGTGAGCCTGGCTCAGAGCCGGCAGCAGGTGCTTATGTTGCGTATCCTAAGAAGGGCATACACGAGTGGATTGGATCGGTTGACTTGAATTCACTGTATCCTAGTGTTATTAGAGCATTGAACATGGGGCCTGAAACTGTTGTTGGGCAACTACGGCAGGATGGTACCAAAGCACACATTGATGGACAAATGGCCAAGGGCAAATCCTTTGCAAGTGCATGGGAAGGTATGTTTGGTAGTGTTGAATACAGTTCTGTAATGGAAAAGGAAATAGGCAGACAGATCACAATTGATTGGGAGAACGGTGACAACGATACATTAAGTGCCGCACAGATATATGATTTAATCTATGAAAGCAACCAACCTTGGATGCTGAGTGCCAATGGCACAATCTTCACTTATGAAAAGGAAGGCGTGATACCCGGCCTACTCGCACGTTGGTACAAGGAACGTAAGGAGATGCAGGCCAAGCAGAAGGAAAGCCAGAACGCAGGCAACAAGATTGAAGAAGAATACTGGGCAAAGCGACAGTTGGTCAAGAAGATTTTGCTCAACAGTTTGTATGGTGCAATCCTAAATCCAGGCTGTAGATTTTTCGACAACAGGATTGGTCAGAGTGTTACACTTACAGGACGAAGCATTACCAAACACATGGCTGCTAAAATCAATGAGATCGTAACAGGCGACTATGATCATACAGGTAAGGCAATTGTTTATGGTGATACAGATTCTACATACTTTAGTGCATATAGCACACTTAAGAAAGATATTGACGCAGGAACTATTCCTTGGACAAAGGATAGCGTTGTAGAACTGTATGACACTATCGGCGAAACTACAAATGCCACATTTGGAAAATTTATGAGCCAAGCATTTCACTGTCCCAAGAAGCGTTCGGAAGTGATTGCGGCTGCTAGAGAAATTGTTGCGAGCAAAGGACTGTTTATTACAAAGAAAAGATATGCAGTTCTCTACTATGACATTGAAGGTTTTAGAACAGACACAGAGGGCAAGCCAGGTAAAATTAAGGCGATGGGTCTCGATCTCAAGCGTTCGGATACTCCTGTTGTCATCCAAGACTTCCTAAGTAACGTATTGGAAATGGTTCTGTCAGGAAAAGAAAAGGAAGATGTATTGGATTACATTACAGAATTTAGAACAGAATTCAAAGCACGTCCTGGTTGGGAAAAAGGTTCGCCTAAACGTGCAAACAAGATTACTGAGTATGAAGCCAAAGAAAAGAAAGCAGGAAAGGCAAATATGCCTGGACACGTTCGAGCAAGTATTAATTGGAACACACTTAAACGCATGAACGGTGACAAGTATTCAGTGAATATCACAGACGGTGCAAAGGTCATTGTCTGTAAGGTTAAGGATAACCCAATGGGTTACACAAGTGTGGCATATCCGGTAGATGAACTAAGACTGCCGGAATGGTTTAAGGATTTACCATTCGATGATGCTACTATGGAAAATACAGTTATCGATGAAAAACTTAAAAACTTAATTGGTGTATTGGAATGGGACATTAGTCAAACTCGAAATGACAATAACTTTAATAAATTATTTGATTTTGAGTAAAAAAGGACTTGTGTTTTATACAAAACCTAAATATAATGTAATGTATAGGAGAATTCAATGAAAGACATTTTACAAGATATCGTAGGACATACACAGAACTTAGGCTTTCTTACAACTGTAAAGGTTACAGGTGAGGGAGATAAGACTGCAATGTTTTCTATGGCTGATGATAGATCAGTAATTATGGAGGCGGATACAAACAATCCTTATCCGGATATGCTAGGTGTATTTGGCATGCCACAACTACAAAAACTAAAGTATTTGCTAGATGGTAGTGAATACAAGGATGATGCAAAGATTAGTATCACAAGTGCGGAACGCAATGGTGCAACTATTCCTGTAGGCATTCACTTTGAAAACAAGGATGGTGACTTCAAGAACGATTATCGTTTTATGAACATGGAAATCATTAACGAAAAGATGAAAACGGTAAAGTTCCGTGGAGTTAATTGGGACGTGGAAGTTGTGCCTACACTGGCAGGCGTTCAGCGTTTTAATTTCCAGGCTGGTGCAAATCCAGAACATCCAACATTCTTAGCAAAGACTGAAGATGGTAATTTGAAGTTTATCTTTGGTGATGCTTCAACGCATGGCGGTGAATTTATTTTTGCTACTAATGTTGAAGGTAAGTTGGATCGTGGTTGGACTTGGCCTGTTGCGAGCATCCTTGCAATTCTAAAAATTGCTGATGTGAATAACACCAAGATGAGTATTTCAAACGAAGGGGCCATTCAGATTGAATTAGATAGCGGTTTGGCAAAATACAAATATATCATTCCAGCACAGGCGGCCTAAATAAAGTTATGAAAAAACCAGTCAATCTAACACCATTACAGAAAGACTACGCAGTGTATTTGCCTGCTATTAGTTCTTTCTTCAGCACTTATATTGCTAAACAACGTAAGGAAGAGTTTGTTCCTAAAGAACGTATTCCGCAGGGTTTTGATCGCGGCATCGAAGGTATGAACTTTTTAAATGAAGAAGAAGGATACTTTACATACAAGTATGGATTGTATTCAGCAGGACACGCACAATTAAATCTTGATAAGACAATGGATCAGGATGCAATGGTACAGAGTCGAGATAGAGGAAAGACCATGATACTTGGTGACTCGGGTGGATATCAGGTTGGTAAGGGTGTTCTTAAGTTTGATTGGCTAAACTTTGAAGGTGCGGCTGCTAATAAGGTTAGAGATGATATTCTTAATTGGCTTGAACTAACAGCAGATTGGTCAATGCTACTTGACGTTCCGACTTGGGCATGTGACCACATTCATTCGCCTAAGACAGGACTAAAGAGTTTTGAGGACTGCTTGGACAAGACACGTTTTAACAACAAGTATTGGCTAGAGCGCAGACTTGGTGCTACTAAATTCCTAAACGTATTACAGGGTTCAGACTGGGATACCGCTGAGAAGTGGTATGAAGGTGTTAAAGAATTCTCCGATCCTAAGATATGGAAGGACAAGGCCTGCGAAGGTTGGGCTATGGGTGGTGCTAACATGTGCAAGATGCCAATTACACTAAGACGCTTAATGACTATGAAGTTTGATGGCATGCTGGAAGGCAAGGACTGGATGCACTTCCTAGGCACGGCACAACTTGATTGGTCATGCTACTTAACTTCAATTCAAAGACAGGTTCGCAAACACATCAATGAAAACTTTACAATCAGTTTCGACTGCGCAAGTCCTTTTATTGCTACAGCACACGGGTTGGTATATACTAACTCCCAACACACAAGTAAGCGTTGGTCAGTTATTATGGACAAGGCCCCTGATAATAAGAGTCTTGCCAAGCGGCATGATATTCCTTTCCCGTTCGAAAGCGAAATTGGCAGACGCCTTAGCATCGCGGACATATGCCACTATGCGCCAGGAATGCTTAACAAGATCGGTAAGGAAGGAAAAACATCGTGGGATAGTTTTGGTTATGCACTTATGATGGCACACAATGTTTATCAACACATTGTTGCTGTTCAACGTGCTAATAACTTAACTGATATTGAATTGGCTAAAGAACGTCCAGACTGGAGACGTTGGAGAAAAGTTAAAGAAGCAGACAAGAGTGATGAATACAGTGATTGGGTGCCACGCAACATCCTATACTTTGATAGATTCGTAGAAGAACTGTTTGAGTGCAAGACCAAGGATGAAGCATTTGCTATGATTAAACTAGCAGACAGTTTCCTTAAGGATCTCGAAGGTGCAAGGCTGCGTGGTGGTGTTACTAACGAATTTAACAGGATGTTCGTGGAGGTAGACAACGATGGAGAAGAGAAAACGCCTTGGTCAGATGATCGAGAAGATGGCGAGTTGGACAAATTGGAGAAACAACTACAGGAGGCGTGATATGGGTGACTATACACAAAGGCTGAAATGGTTAAGGGAAACACACCAATACCTAAATAAGAAGATCGATACTATGGAGAAGACCGGTAAATTTACTGATGAGGAAATTTCCGAAATGAAACGAGATCGACTCAAGATGAAGGATGAAATCGAGAAACTGGAGAAGGAACACGCATAATGCAACGTGATTATGAAACTGGTAGTGCAAGTGACGTAGGATTTTTTACAGGTGTAGAAGTTGAAAAAACTCCTGCACACGGAATGCAAACTCTATTCGTTACGGGTCTAAATGATCCGAGCATCATTAGGGATCATGCACAGGATGTTAAACACATCTTCTTTGGTGCCAATCACAGTTTCGATCCTGCTTCACAGAATCACAGTGCGGACTATTATGAGGAATGGGAAAAGATGATTGAACCATTTCTCAAGGATGATTTGTTTTGCAGTTTGGATATTCCAATCAATGCTGCCGGGGAGTTTCTCGAAGGACCATTGGTTGAGTATGATAGATTCATTCCACAGATTAGGGTTCCAATACCTTACATAAAACTTTGGAACTATAACACAATGCTCAAAATTGATGACAAGGGTTTTGAAGCAACCAATCCAGGTGTATGGTGCCACAGCCTACATGACTTGATGGACCGTTCCAAATTTACGGAATGGAATGAATACAAAAACGATAAGATTGTGGATGACAACTAACAGAAAAGGCGCTATACTATGAGCATAACTGATGAAATGATGAAAGAAGCAATGGCAGAAGACAATCACAGACGTATCATGAATACGGCAAAGAGAATGATTTGGGTTACGTTCCGCAAGGAAGGTATCCACAAGTATCCTGCGGCACTGGATGATCCCAGTCTTGCAACAGGTGATGAATATGATGTTTCGTTCTTGGGTTATCCCCACAGACACATATTCCATTTTAAGGTCGGTATCACTGTAACACACAACGACAGAGATATTGAGTTTATTCAATTTAAACGTTGGTTAGAAAAACTGTATCAGGAGAAGACACTTGAGTTAGATTATAAGAGTTGTGAAATGATGGCAGATGATTTGTATGAACAGATCATTGCCAAACACCCAGGCCGTGAAGTCCATATTGACGTAAGTGAAGATGGAGAAAACGGTGCCCACATTGAGTATGCAAAGTAATAAAGGTGAAATAAAATGGCTATTCAATTCAATCGTGAAGCCTACGATAAAGTTTTTAACGATCTTGAGCGTTTTAAGGACTTCTGTCGTTTCAATCTTGACAACCGCGGTAACTTACTTCCTTTCAATGAAAAGGATCTCTACAACAACGCAAGTTATGCGTGGAGAATGTACAGTAACCGCAATCGAAAGAATAAAAAATTTAAAAGGAAGAACTAATGAATGTATGGTTGGTTGATCTCGAAGCAGTAGAAACACGCTACACAAAACAGTGGAAGACTGAATTTCCCAAACTGCTGAAGGCTCACGGCCATACCGTTAGAGTATTAAATGGTGGGGATACGCCTCAGGCAACAACGCCCGGGGCGTTCCTCAACTTTGGTGGAACCAATGTTTATAAATCAAACCAATTGATGCAGATCGCGGAAGCATTCTGCAAAGGAGAAGTGAAGGATGGAGATTATTTCCTATATACGGACGCTTGGAACCCGACTGTTATCCAACTTAAATACATGGCTGAGTTACTGGGCATTAACATTAGAATCGGTGGTCTTTGGCACGCTGGTAGTTACGATCCTGCTGATTTCCTTGGCAGGCTTATAGGTGATAAACCTTGGGTAAGAAATGCAGAAAGAAGCATGTATGAATGCTTTGATCATAATTTCTTCGCAAGTGAATTCCACATCGACATGTTCTTTGAATCATTTCCAGAATTGGACAGAAGCAAAGTAGTAAGAACGGGATGGCCATTTGAATACATGGATCAAACACTCACAATGTACAAGGGCATGAAGAAAACTAATACTGTGCTATTTCCGCACAGAATTGCTCCAGAAAAGCAACTGCCCATATTCCAGGATCTAAAAGAATCCTTACCACAATACAACTTTGTGGTGTGCCAGGAAAGGCCACTAACAAAGAACGAATACCACAACCTGCTGGGAGAGGCGAAACTTGTGTTTAGTGCGAACCTACAAGAAACGCTGGGCATTAGTTGGTATGAGGGTGCTCTGGTAGGAGCATTGCCCATGGTTCCGGACAGATTGAGTTACAGTGAGATGGCACTTGATAGATTCAAGTATCCATCAGAATGGACTGAATCAATGGAATCTTACAAGAAGCACAAGAAACAAGTAATGGACAAGATTGTTGATTATATGGAAAATTACAAGGATTATCTCGTAAGCCTAAATAAACAGGTGTATAAACTGAATGGAGATTATTTCGGTTGCGGAAATCTACTAAAGGTTTTAAAATAACAACAATGGCAATCCACTGCCTTAACATCGGAGACACAAATTGAAAAAATACGAAGAAGTAACACGCAGAATTAAGGACGCTAACAAGCGTTACTGGGCCGGCGATAATATTAGTGAATTCATCTATGCTGGCGAAAAAGAAAAACTAATCGAGGAAGCCGCGGAAAAGTTTGAGGGTGTTTTGGACAGTCTTATCATTGATAGGGCAACTGATCCTAACAGCCACGGTACTGCTAAACGCCTTGCTAAAATGTATTACAATGAACTAATGCAGGGTCGTTATGATAAGATTCCTACGGCAACAGCATTTCCAAACGAAGGTGAAGATGCTTACACGGGCATGTTGGTTGTAAGAAGCGAACTAAAGAGTGTTTGTTCGCATCATCATCAACCAGTAACAGGCGTGGCATACATTGGTATTATTCCAAATGGCAAGGTAATTGGACTTTCTAAATACACACGTATCGCACAGTGGTGTGCAAGGCGTGGAACCTTACAGGAAGAACTGTGCAATGACATTGCACGTGAAATTAAGAAAGCAACGAACTCAAAGAACATTGGTGTGTATATTCAAGCAACGCATGGTTGCTGTGAGAATAGAGGCATCATGGCACACAGCAGTCTAACGCAGACAACCGTGTTGGAAGGCAGTTTCAAGGATGATCCAGGAACTAAGAAAGAGTTCATGGACAATATTAAATTGCAACAAGAGTTTGCACCAAGATAAGGAGATTAAATATGCCAATACCAGAAAGAGTATATGTTCCAGCAGCCAAAGATCCAGGCAAGGGACATTTTTATGTAAGTTTAATTAAAAGCGGCTTAAGACTGATAGGTTGTTTGGTTGCAGTCTATACGGGTTCAATAGTATTACTTGCACTGGCTCTTGCTGCGGCTGAAATACTAGGCATTGCAGAGGAGTTGGTATAATGAATCTTAACCAAGAACGAGTGTATGCCGTTCAACCACAGAAGACACAAACGGACATCAAGATTCTAACACCCAACGAAGCACTGATGTATAATTTGCGTGGTATTAAGTTAGTCGATATGACCACACTACATGACCTTACTCCTCACAAGGTAAGGCTGAGCAGAAAGCACTGTCCAATGAAAGGAATAGACTATGGGACCTTATTCGGAAGAACTACAGCAGAAGCGTTGTAAGAATCTAAAACTAATACTTGCAACTCCGAACATATCGGACGATATGAAGAGGATTTGGAAACAGCACCTAAATAATCTTGCTGTTAACGAGGACGAGTATAACAAGAGAGTGAAGGAAGTATATGCGAAAGTTCAGCCCTGGAAAACCCTTGCGTGATGATCTAATGGTGCAGGAACAGATTGATGGCGCCTGGCAGCACATGGTTGGAGTGATCATGCTCAACCAAACTGATCGAGTGCAGGTAAAGCGAGTGCTTCCAAAATTCCTATCCAAATGGAATACTCCACGAAAGTTCCTAAAAAGCACACCAGAACAGGTGATAGAAATCATACGAGAATTGGGCTTTTATAACAGGCGAGAACGTGCTCTGCGCCAAATGTCACAAGACTACTTGACATGGGACGGAAATGATGCTACAATGTTATATGGCATTGGAAAGTATGGCAGTGATAGTTACGAGATATTTTTCAAGCAAAACTATGGCGTTCAGCCCACGGACAAGGAACTGAAACGCTATCTAAAAGAAAGAGGCATTGATGTTTTTGAAACTGCTTGATAAGATTGGTCGCAAGCGAACCATATATGACAGAGACGGCAAGATACCCTATCTTGACCGCTATTATGTTTTTTTAAAGGACAGGAATCGTTTTCCTTTCAACATTACCCTTCACAAGGTAATGGTAAGTGATGAACCCGTGCTACACGATCATCCCTGGGGATATGCAACACTGATACTAAAGGGTGGATACTGGGAACACATTCCACTAACCAACGAAACAACGGGAGGCGTGATAGGCAGCACCAGAGTATGGAGAGGTCCTGGACACTTCCGCATTAGATCAGCAGATGATCTACACTGGCTTGAACTGGAGAAGGATGAAGCGGGAAATGAGATTCCGTGCTGGAGCCTGTTCTTCATGGGCAAGAAAAAGAAGGAATGGGGATTCCTTCCATACGTCGATACAGAAGACATGGACCGTGGTTACAAGTGGATACACAATGAGGAATATTTGAATGCAAGAAACACATAATGAAATAGACACGCCTGAGGGACGTGATTGGTTATTGGGTCTTCTAAGGAAGCAGGAAGTAGTTGTTACCTTTACTAAAAAGGATGGCGAGGAAAGAAAAATGAATTCCACTCTTAACTTTGATCTAATACCAAAAGAGTTTCATCCCAAGACCCAGGTAACAGAAGATAAAAAGGAAGATAAAGTTCCTACGTCATTGGCTGTTTATGATGTTAATGCCAAGGGCTGGAGAAGTTTCCTCTGGGCAAATGTAAAGAAAATTGATTTTACTCTAGGGGAGCAAAATGGTTAAAAAAGTTTATTACACATGGCAGGACGTAGAAAAAATGTGTGTAAATATAGTCACACAAATGTACAAGGATAACTGGAAGCCAGACTACATCGTGGGCATTACACGTGGAGGTAATGTTCCTGCTACTATTATTAGTAATATGACAGGCATTCGTTGTGAAGCACTCAAGGTTGCACTACGTGATGATACAAGCCATTTAGAAAGCAATGCTTGGATGGCCGAGGATGCCTACGGTTATGACAACGAAGGATCATTTGCTCCGGAGATGGGACAGTTTAAAAATACGCCAATGGGCAAGAACATTCTTATCATAGACGACATTAATGATACTGGTGCAACATTTAATTGGATTAAACAAGATTGGAAGAGCAGTTGTTTATCACATAGTCCTGTATGGGATCAGATTTGGGGAGACAATGTACGTTTCGCAGTATTAACAGAAAATCTAGCAAGTAATTTTGATGGTGTTTCGTACTATTGTAATGAAGTAAACAAAGCCGAGGAAGATGTATGGTTAGTTTATCCTTGGGAAAACGTAGGAGAATATTAATGCCAACAGAATACGATAAAACCTGCACCGTAACCTGCACTGACAATGACAAGGTAGCAGAAGCAGAAGTTGAAAGATTTGAAGAAAAACAATTTTTAGATATTTGGTTAGCAACAAACAAGATTCACATGGAATACAATGGTAGAGTTTATGTTGGCAACAAGATGGGTTTTGAATTTACAACACCCGGTCCAAAGGTATATCAAATAAACAGAGGTAGGGGGTTTTAGATGGCAATCAAGGTTATCTACAGAAAGGAAGATTGGGAAGCACTCGCAACCTGCATTAGATCCGAGCAGGTTCCAGCGGATCAAATTCCACTAATTTTTAATGAGAATCCAGAATTTTATAAATGGTACAAAAGGGAGTACATGAATGACAATAAGCAAGGATGAGGCTCATAGCATCATAAGCAATCTAAATGAAGAAGCACACTCGGCCGCTTGGGACAGTTGGGTTGAGGCTGACGAATTGAGCGAGAGTGATGAGGAAGAGGATTGGGCATCAGCGGAAGAACTTCGTGAGGAAGCCAGCGCCGAGCAGGCAGGATACTTCCGAGCCAGTTTCAATGAACTCAAACAAGACCAACAGGACGCCATTTGGCAGTGGGCCAAGAAGGATGATGACTTTGCGGAGGACCTAAAGTCTTGGTATGGTTATGAGGAATTCGAGGAACACATTGCAGAGGTTGAGACTGAATAATGGAATTTAAGGACATACCTTGGACGGACATCGTGATTGACACGAGAGATTTTACCGTTTTTAAGGATGGTTTTCCGGTAACGGAAGGACACATTCTTTTTGTGCCCAAGGAAGAAACCTGGGATAAACTTGCTGCCTGTTACAAGGCCGCATATGCCTGGGGATACGATTGGGTGCAAAGGGGATACTGTGATGCCTATAACTTAGGGCAGAACATCGGTGAGGCAGCAGGACAAACAGTCATGTGGCCACACGTACATCTAATCCCACGCCGCAAGGGTGACATGGAAGATCCTCGGGGTGGAGTAAGACACGTAATACCCGAAAAGGGCAATTACAGAAAAAATGAACCCGATCCATCACAAATGGACATAGAAGACATTGTGAATGGTGAAGGGTGTTAAAGGAGAAAACAATGGCTAAGGAATACAATCGAGATAATATGATCAACGCTATTAAACAGCATGCGGAAGGTCATATTGCCAAACACGCAATGAACGTTGAAGTCTATCTAAAACGTGCTGCGGGCGTTGGTGAGCATCCAGACATTTTGGAAGCGATCGAGAAGGAGTTGAAAATTATTGCGGAATATGATGATCAACTGTCAGTCTTGAAAAAATACTTCATCGAATAAGGAGTTGAAACATGTCCAAGACTTGGACCGTAACAGTGGAGCAGGATCCGGAGGATGAGGACAATTTGGTTTTGCCACTTCCCCCGGATATGCTTGAATCAATTGGATGGCAAATTGGAGATACTTTGGATTGGGCTGATAACGGCAATGGCACGTGGTCACTCAAGAAAGTTCTTGACAATTCAGGACAGAAAGCGTATAATATAGATAATGACAATAGCAACTGACAAGAAATATTACTATAGCGAAATCTTTCACAGCATACAGGGTGAAGGACATTACACGGGTGTGCCCACTGCTTGGGTGCGTTTCTTTTTGTGCAATCTACAGTGCAATGGTTTTGGACAGACTGATCCTACTAATCCTGATACTCATGATTTGCCGTTTGAAAAGTTTGACACAAGCACGGTAACTCGTGTTGAAGATTTGCCTGTATGGGATAAGGGTTGTGACAGCAGTTACACGTGGAGCAAGAAGTTTAAGCACCTAATGGGGCAAAAGACCGCAGTTGAACTTGCACATCAACTAATTGACACACTTAGAACGGATAGTAATCCAGAAGGTTTATTTTTACATCCTGTAACAGGACAGAGACAGCACTTCTGTGTTACGGGCGGCGAGCCGCTGATGAAACACGCACAGGAAGCGTTCATCGGTATCATGACAGAATTTAAAAGATTAAACAATATGCCAGCAAGTGTTACGTTTGAAACTAACGGCACACAGGCACTTACACAGGAGTTCAAGGACTTTTGGCACGTGGATAACGAAGTTACCAAGGACGTTGAATTGTTCTTTAGTGTGAGTCCTAAACTATGGACGGTGGCAGGTGAGACTGCGAAGAAGGCGATTAAGCCTGAAGTGGTAGCAGAATACAGAAGTTTGAGTGACAGAGGACAACTAAAATTTGTTGTAGGTTCCGAACAGCAACAGTGGGATGAGATGGAGAGTGTCATCGCACAATTTAAGGCACAGGGTGTTGATTATCCAATATGGGTAATGCCCGTTGGTGCCAGAGAAGAAGAACAAACAGCAACGGCCGGAGCAGTTGCTAAGATGGCTTTCCAAAGAGGATACAACGTGGCGGCAAGGGTTCATGTTTATCTTTTTGGTAATGCGATCGGAACATAAGGAATGAGTATGGACTTTATAAAGAAAATGTTCAAGAAGAAAGAGCCGGACACATCTAAGCCTGGACTTACAGAAAAGGAAAAGGCAACGATGAAGAAGGAACCTTGGGTGGGTGTTTTGAATACTCACGTTAATAAGGAAAATGTTCGAAATGGCTTTTTTGAACTTGACTGGAATGAACATTTCATAGTACAATTAAAACAACAGGGTTACGGAGTAGAAGGCGACAAGGATGAGGAAATTGTTGATCGTTGGTTCCGAGAACTTTGTGCAAACGTTGTAGTCGATGGTGACTACGGAGGACCACTTGACACTGGTAGCATAGATGCCAGTGCTGTTAAAAGAGATAATGAGTAAAATGTGTCATATAATAGTAGATACTGCGAACACGTTCTTTCGTGCGAGGCATGTAATAAATGGAGATGCTGACATTAAGTTGGGCATGGCTTTTCATATCACGCTAAACAGCATCAAGAAGGCTTGGCAAGATTTTAATGGCAGTCATGTTGTGTTTTGCTTAGAAGGACGCAGTTGGCGTAAGGACCATTATGAGCCTTACAAGCGTAATAGGCAAGAAGCACGTGATGCTCTTACTGAAAAACAGCAGGATGAGGAAACTGTATTCTGGGAAGCGTTTGATACATTTAAGGAATTCGTAACAGATAAGACTAACTGCACGGTACTACAGCACCCACAACTGGAAGCAGATGATCTTATTGCAGGCTGGATACAGCAACATCCTGATAGCAAACACGTGATTATTTCAACAGACACAGACTTTCAACAGTTAATTGCACCTAATGTAAAACTATACAATGGTGTGCAAGAAATCACAACAACACACGAAGGCTTCTTTGATAAAAAAGGACAAGTTGTAATTGATAAAAAAACTAAAGAACCTAAGGCCGTTCCTAATCCAGAATGGTTACTATTTGAAAAATGCATGAGAGGTGACACTAGTGATAATGTATTCAGTGCTTATCCAGGTGTGCGTACAAAAGGCACTAAAAACAAAGTGGGCTTACAAGAAGCATTTAATGACAGGCAAACTAAAGGATTTAGTTGGAACAATCTTATGTTACAACGTTGGGTTGATCATAATGGTAAAGAGCATCGAGTTCTTGAAGACTATGAAAGAAATAGAGTGCTAATAGATTTAGCTCATCAACCTAATGATATAAAAGAAATTATTAAGGAAACTATTAACAAGGCTGTTTCAGCAGATAAAAATATAAGCCAGGTGGGTATTAGACTAATGAAGTTTTGTCACCTTTATGATTTGAAAAAGATTTCAGATCAAGCACAGGCTTATTCTGAGCCATTAAATGCGAGGTATAACGGATGACTATCATTCAAGCAAAACCAATTATTGCAAACAAATTTTGGATCGTAGAAGAAGATGGATTTAAGGTAGCAACACTTAGAAAGAACGAAGAAAATAAATTTATATTGAGCAATGAACAAGGTGTGAAAGTTTTTAATAATAAAGAAAGCGTAACACAACAATTTGGCAAGGGATTTTTTGCAAAGATTATTAAAGAAGCAGATAATTCGCTTCCAAATGAAGTTCATGGATATTCTTGCAGTACTAAACCACACAATAGCATGTACGATATACAAAAGAAACTTCCGTTATTCACAAAGAGCAAGGATAGTAAGAGTCTATACTGTGCAGGATATTATACCATTAAATTTGAAAAAGGATGGGTAAAAAGTTTCTGTCCTAAACTTATAACACTACAACGCTATGAATATAGAGGCCCATTTAAAACAGACATAGAAATGAAACAGGTACTAGCAAATGTCTCAAAATAACATACCCGATTCATTACCCAGCGTTGAGAGGCTGTTACAGCGTGCGGCTGTTGCGGAAAAATCACAACAAAAAGAGATTAGAATCAGTATTGAAGAAGCAAGAGCCCTTACTACTGAACTAGCACTCATAACGTCAAAACTAGGAAAAACAGTGGGTGAAATACATCAAATGCTACAGGATTTAAAGCAATCAACTACTGAAGTAGATGTAAAGATGGACGGGGGATCTTTCTAAAAAGGATAAATATATACGTAGTTAATAAAGGATTACGTATATAATGAGCAGACCTAAACCTAATGTTATACTCGAACATACAAATCGAGAAACATATAAATTAGAACAGATACTTGAGAGCGAAGCCATATGGGCAGTTTTCTACCAAGGAAAACCTTTCAATCTTAAGAGCGGCAGCATGGTATCCAGTTATCCTGGACCTAAGTATAAAAAAGTTTCCTTTTCAAATCCAGGTCATGCTAGAAATCTTGCAAAAAAATTAAACAGACTTTTTAAAACAGATGAGTTTGGAGTTTATAAACTTACTGATGGTGCAAAAGAAAAATGAAATGGATGTTAAAGACCAATACACGGAAACATTTTTAAAAGCAGCAAATCACGATCCAATTACCGAAGAAGAAATAAAAAAACACAAATTAGTATGGTGGTGGAATATCAGAAGCAAGGATTCTGGTGGATTAAGATTAACTGACGATGCAATTAAGTATATAGAATTAATTGCCAAAATAAAAATTTATAAGATTGATTTTCCAAAAGACTTCTCAATTACTCCACAAGTGCTTTTATGGCTTGACAATTTCATCGAATCTCCGTATTATATTACTAAGAAATCAATTACAGTTTTAAAGGAAAAAGCCGCTTTTGAACTTTATTTGTTTTCGGGTGATGTTAAAAAGATGGGATACAACAAAGCACTATCCAAAAGACTCAGCCAAGATTAATCAGAATTATAGTAGCAGTTAATAAATATTTTATGATGATAGAACTTAATCCATTAGACGTGCTTAATGTGCGTGAAAGCAAAACGTTACCTCCTCATTTTTCTACCATCAAAATTTCGGATGGGGAAAGATATGACAGCAATATTGTTGGATGGATCAAGGCGAAATTGAATGGAAGATATTGTATTGTAAATTATCCTTCCATTGATAATGGAAACAGATTCAAAAACTCTACGTTTGTGGGTTTTGAAGATGAAAAAGAACTAACCTACTTTATGTTAGGTTGCCCATACTTAAGGAGAAACTAATATGGCAGAAGAAGCAAAAGCAGTTGATACAGAACAATCAACTCCAAAACAAGATACACAACCTGCGGCAGGATCAGGACCCGTTCCTACACCCGACGCACAAAATGCACAGGCACCTGTAGCACCAGATCTTAATGTTAGCGATCTAAATTCAGTTCGTAGCATTATTGATATTGCTACACAAAGAGGTGCATTTAAGGCAAATGAACTAGAAGCAGTTGGTAAGACATATAATAAACTTACAGCATTCCTAGATCATGTAACAAAACAACAACAAGCAAATCAAGAACCTAAGGAAGAGAACAATGGCTAAAACAACAAAACACGTAGGTAAAATGAAAAATACCGGCGATAAAGTTGCCGTGGTTTTTAGAACCGTACCGGGTGAGTCAAACAAAGCGTTGGTATTACCAACAGCAACTTTACCAGATGAATATCATGATGGACTAATGAAACTGATTGAATCAGAACAAGCGCAAGAAACATTTGAACTTGGTGAGATCATGTTCCATAAGTATTTCTCTGATGGGACTCCTATGCTACAGAGAGTTCAGCAACAGGGAAGACTTAAGAAAGTAGATACTGATACTGTAATGATGACTCCAACTCCAACACAAGAGATTGCTCTTTCTGAACTAAACGTTTTGATTGCAGAACAAAAAAATGTTGCAGTTGATGAACTTTACACATTTGTTAGTGGTGCTCCAAAAGCAGGTGAAACTGTGGCAGAACCAGTTGTACCAGAAACAACACCTAGTGAAGAGCCTATTGCGGCTCCTGCAACTGACGGTGTTCTTTCGGACTCTGATCTTGCAAGGTCATATCGTAGTCAGGCTGATGCTATGTACAAGGAAGCGGCTCGCTTACGCAGAGAAGCAGACGAACTAGATCCGCCAAAGAAAAAGACTACAACTAAGGCTAAAGCAGAAGCATAAACAGTGACGCATAGGCAGTACTTTAGACCGCCGAAGCACATTGTTAAGGAGTGGCCAGAAGTATTCGAAGATTTGTATATGAATACCATGCCGGTCGCTTATGTGGATACTATGATCTTAGAATTTAACGATGGTCGTGTTTGGCAGATAGATATTAGAGAACAACTCAAAGATGCAGATCCAAATGATGTTGCAAAGAGGTTGTTGGATACTCTATCTGAATACAAAGATACGATTAAAAAGATAGACTTTAAGATTAATATTCAAAAATTGAAAGACGAAATAAAAAATCGCACAGATAAAATATTTTAGTTTCTCCAACTAAAACAAGAAAGGGCCTAAATGGCCCTTTTTTTATCTGGTATTTCCGTAATGAATAACTTTATAATTGTCCGAAGTATGTTCTCTCCAAGGATCGACCACAATGCTATCACTTGAGAGTTTAACATAAAGAGTAGGATGAGCAAGAAGAACGACTGCTCTAAATTCCATTCCATTGCCCAAATCAATAGCAGGATCAATAGTCATTGGACCTCTTCCTAATTCATGGCAATAATGACCTACCAATAGACTGTAACTACCGTCCTGATATGGGACTCCTGGCTTGTATGCTATTCCATTTAATAATATAGGAAGGTCATGTTCCTTGGCAAGTGCGACTAATTTTTCAGCCATGTTCTTGGCTTGCTTTTCACGTGCATTCATCACGGCATCAAACAAATCGTAACCTAGATTTAATTTGTCTGCCATATAACGAAGTGCGATATTGTCTCTTGGATGGCAGCCGCCGCCATCTCCCATGCCTGCCTTCATGTATGCTGAACTTGTAATTCTCTTTGTGCAGTTTGATAATGCTTCGGTAACCTTATCCACGTTTATGTTGCCCTGTCGCTCAGCAACATCCTGCATCATATTAACTAAACCAATCTTGGTTGAAATGAATGTGTTGTAGAATACCTTGATGCATTCACATTCATCCCAGGTTCCGATTTCATACTTGGGATTGTTTTCCATTATGGTTTGATAGAATCTAACCAGTTCAATCGCATCACCTGTGGCGCTTCCATCTTCAGTTCCTATCATAACAATATCAGGATTGACCATATCCCATGCCACTGTTCCCATTGCAATAAGATATGGATTATAAACAAATCTAGTATTAGTTACTAACGGATAAAATTCTCGGCGTACTGTTCCAGGTAACACAGTTGATATAAGAACAAGCAATTGATCCTTGTTCATGTATTCATTTGCTTCCTTGAGAACACTTTGGACTATATCGTATGAAAAATCCTTTGGTTCAAGGTGTGCCGTAGGTGCCCTGCCATCATATGCAGGATCGTGTGGTGTAGGAACAGCAACAAATACTATTTCTCTATCCTTAACACAATCTTCTATGGTAGTCTTAAATTGGACTTTATCTGTTTGGACATCAACTATATCATACCCGGTTACGTCATGTCCTTTTTGGGCTACTACTTCTGCGCAGGGCAAGCCCAATTTACCCAATCCTATAAATCCAATTTTCATTTATCGTTCCTTTACCGTTATACCAAAAGTATTTACAAAAACGCATTTAAGCGCCTTTTAAACCTGGTTTTTGTGCTTGGGTTCAACTATAGCACTACACCTAATACCACCGCTGTATGACGCTTAAAATGCGTTTAAGGCGCCTTAAAACGGTGCTAGTAGTTCATGGTCCTTATTAATTTTTCATAATCCTTGCCTACCAAAATGCTTCTATTGTGCCTTGCTATTGTTCTTACGTTTGGCAACCATGTCTTGCGCAATTCCTTTGGACTCATTTTGCAAAGCCTATTAACCTCATCCAAAATAGCCAGCATCCTATCACCATCATCCTTTATGGTATCATAGGATTCATCTATGAATGGAGCATAAGTTTTATATCCAAGTTCCTTCAAATACTGTAGGCTGTTGGCTGCTGTTACCATTATGAACGGATGCCCCATTGCAATGGTTTTAAATATCTTTTCACTTAAAAAAGGAACTCCTTCATAATACGTAGTTTCATTAACTATGCTGAAATAGGTTTCCATGTAAAATTCATTTATGGAGTTTTCATGTATTGCTCTGTTAGTAACAAGATCCTTTGTGTCAAGGTACAAGGGTTTCATGCCCACGATGTCTTTATTCTGTTCCAATATTGCGGATATTTTCTTGTTGTCGCGGTGTAGATACTGTAGTTGGGGATATACATGATTCCAACCTTTATTATCATCACTAGGTGCAAAACTTATGTATCCTTCATCCAATAAATTTTTTGATTTGAGAAGAGTTAAAAGCAGTGGACGGTGTAGCCTCCAACGCCTATTAAGATTTAAAAACTTCTTGGTATATTCTTTTTTCTTTGGCAGAGCCATTGGACTATTTCTTGCCGCATCCTTGCCCGTGGCTTCAAATAGGCTAAACCAATCTACTTTTATTTCAGATTGCTGTAATTGGCGTGCAACCTTAGCAACGTGTTTATTCATATCAGGAATCGCAGAAAGAAATATTATCTGCTCTGCTGGTATGTTGTGCTTGATGACAATGTCTTGATAAATTGCATCCGCACATTCATAAAAGTGTTCCAGTCCGTTGTCAAGCATTAGAAAAACTTCTCTATTCCTAATTTTCTGCAAAACATCTTCAGGTACCATATTTTCTATGCTAAACATTTTGAAACTATCAGCATTTGAAAATTGTATGTAGAAAAAATCATAAGGTTCATGATCCTTGGCACGAACTCCAACATTGGGATTTATTTTAACAATTTCCTTGTCGTGCAGGCTGTAGGTTAAAACGTATGGTAGGTTATCTTTGTTTATGCAGGGCATTATAATCTACTCACTCCGCTTGGTGTCCAGAATTTAAGTGTGTCATCCAGTGTCTTACACTCTAATACTTTCTTCTCATATTCCTGTGCATAACTTCTCATGCCATCAGTGACTGGATAAAACTTTTCAAGATATTTAAGATAGCCCAGTGGAGTGGGATGATAGTCTGCTGTCTGACCCTTGCCTCCCCAACCCTTGATCGGTGTTTGGGGCCATACGCCGTCATACACAACATCAACCACTGCGGGTTTTACGCATTCAAGCGTTGATGAATATAGTTTTAATATGTCCTCTAGATGATTTCCTTTTATATTGTCAGACATTTTTGTTTCCTCAAAATCCACCATCTTTAACATGTCCGAGTCGCATGGCAGATGTTCAAGATAAACTCTAGTCTGTTCAACCAATCCTAGATCTCTCATAAGATAGAATCTATCATCTGCCCACTTATATACGAACTCCATGTCTATCACGCCCTGGGTGTATATGTTTCCCGGTGTTTCCCATCTGTTGTTCTTATATCTATCCTCCCTGCTAACGCTGCTCCACATAACGATAACCAAATCATCTTCAGTAAATTTGTGTGTGAGGTTTGCTTCCACAATGCTGTTGGCTATGAATAGATTGCCGCCACCACTCTGTCCATAGTTGTAATACTCTGGAACTTCGGTTGCTATTATGTCAGCCCATGTGGGCCAGTTGTAGTTTGTTAGGCTGCAACCAAACGCAAAGAATCTCTTGTATTCATTAAACGGTTTCATAATACTTCTCCGTTCTGGCAACTGCTTCTCTAATTGCATCCGCATAGAAGTCACTACGCCTTATTAAATCAAAATTGTGCTGAATTGTATCCATGCTCTTTTCTAATCTTGCTATCTTTTCTTCCTGTGGCAGTGCGATCCAATCATTGAGAATCTGCTGCGTGGCATTAAAGCGTTCAACATTATCTTGTATATCATTGTATGCAGGATCTATTCCGCACCAGTCCGTTCTAAAGCCCATGTCCTCCAGGCATCTCAGGGTTCCTTGGCTGGCAAATAGTATTAGTGGATGCCCCATTGTGATGGGTTTGAATATCTTTTCCGTGATGAATGCAACATCGTGTAGGAATATGGTTTCTGTGATCACAGTAAGCAAACTATTTTTATAAATTTCAACATTATACTGATTGGCAGCATTTATCTTGCTCCAATCTCCGTCTATGAATTTAGGAAACTCCTTGGCTATGTCCGAATAATCTCCTACTAGACTTTCGGTATCTCTATCTCTTAGTCTTATTTCATTGCCACTTACTATTCCTTTGTTCAATGCTCCATCCTTTATTAATCTATATAGGTGTGCGCCTCGCTGAGGACGATAAACTCTATTAAGGCTGTTGTAATCCTTGCTGTTAGGATTTGCCATGGCATATTTTATGACAGGAGCAGTTGGTAGTTTATCATCTCCGAATATGTTTCCGAAGTGATTGCTATACATTACATCATACAGCCTATCCAGGCCCTTGGCTTTTAGCCATCTGCGATACTGATGCTCTATCTTCTTATTGCCCTGTAGTATTAGAACGCTGTCCTTGGGCAATCCAAGTTCAACCATTGCGATATGCGTGGTTAAAAAGCAATCCCAATGCTGTGTAATCATGGGTCCGCCTTCTCTATCCGCATTAATTACGATCCTAATCTTCTTTTCCTTGGCTAGTTTTCTTATTTCCTTGGTTAGGCTGGACAATATGTGCCTATGTGGGACTCCTGCATTAGTCAATACTCCTGCCCACCAATTGGGATCTCCCCTTACATCCACAAAATATATTCCTTTTTCGTTAAGATCTGTTAACTTCGAAACATCTAACTGCATTTCCATACACTTTTGTTTGATAGGTGCTCCTGGTGCAACTAACCAATAGTCATTTTTACCGTTTGAGGCTAGTTGGTTCTGATTAGAGTCGTTATTTTGCAGTGTGTCAAAGTAGATTTTCATTCTTCCATCAACTCCTCTAGTTCAGGAAATATAAGAGGTCCGTCTTCTTTACGTTTTCTATCATGATGATCAATGGTAATTTTAAATTTATGTATAATATCAGGATTATGTTTTGTCGATTTTAAGCCATTAATAACAGTTTGTAGTGCTTCTTTAATATTTCCGCCTTTGTTATCAGCATACTCTGTTAATTTTTTTATAGTATCTGCTATTTCTTCATCTGTAAGAAGTTGTAGGCTTAAGAATTCAGGATTCATTATTACATAAAAATGCGGATTGTAATTTTTAGTATCAACCAAACCACTGTCCAGCATGTAGTCAATAAAATTAGTAAGTGTTTTGATATTGAGAATAGATACAACTGTATTTGTTTGCATATGAACGTGTGGTGCTTGTTCTCTTACAGTTCTAATATTTTGTTCTATAACATTCCATATAGTTCCATGCCTAATATATTCAGCACGCGGTCCCCAACTATCTAAACTAGCACCGATATATACGTTAGAAAACTGCTTCCACATGTCTAACACATTCTTATCTTTGTATTTTAAAACGCTCATGTTTGTGTTGTATCTTAATTTTACATCTGTTCTTCCATGCTTAATTAAGTATTCGAGGATATCGTAATGTTTGTCAGTTAATAATGGTTCGCCTCCGGCAAAATAAAACTCCTCTATGGTATCAAAATGGGGTAAAAACTGTTCATACAGTGCATCATTGTTTGCTCCGCCAGCATAGGTAAAGATTTTTTCGCTGCCATGCTCCTGCGCCCAACTGCTCGAGTAAAGCGGACCACATGAACGGCACTTAAAGTTACAGATATTGCTCCACCTTACGTCAAGATATCTCAGTTTGAAATCGTCAAGGGTTCCATCTGGATTGGTATTGGCAATTGCATCGTCTATGTATTTAGAAAACTGTTCATTTGAATGCTTGCGAAAACTGCTATTACCGGCATCCTCATCTCGATAACATGCAGTGCATTGGCTGCATTTTTCTCCAGCCAACATATTTTTGCGCATTGTCTTGAAACTTTCATTGTTAAACACTGTTCCAAGATCGCCATCCTGGACATTGCCCATAGATTGTTGCCAATCTCCAACGCAGCAAGGTAATACCGTTCCATCAGGATTTGAATATAGATGAATCCAAGGTAGAATACAAAAAGTCTTACTTGGCGCAGTCATAATAAAATTCTTCCAGTTCAGGAAACGTCTTGACAAAGTCAAGACCGCGTCTGCGGTCGTATTCTGCAAACCAATTAAAAAAATCCTTGTGACCTTCTGCGAGTTTCTCAGCAGAGTAATTTGTTGTTCGCATGTAATCAACTACGCGGCGAAACTTTTCATATTCAAGTTCGCTGAACTTGTGCCTATCCATATCATCCATGTTGTCCTTAATGAACTGCAAATGCTTTTCCATGTAGGGCATGAAGTATTCCTTGGGCAGTATGTTCATGTCATACTGTAGTGGCTCCTTTAGGTAGGGTGTATCAAAGCGTATGCGCTGCCACTTGGTTTGTTCATTACCGTTATACTTCTTGCGCCAGTATAGGAACTTCTCCAACAATTTGTGAAAGTTGGTAACGGTTAGTATGTTGAATGTGACCATGAACGTTAGTGGATGATTGGTCTTGGTCATGTATGTGTCAAAGTTCTTTTCCCATAACTCCAAATCCAATCCAGTGCGGATGTATTCCGCCTGTTCGCCCCAGGTGTCCATGCTGGTGAATACCTTGAAGTCCTTGATGCAACCTTTCTCCACTAAACTATTAACCTTGTCAGCAAATCGTTCTATCAGTATGTGCTTGACACCAAAGTTTGAATTGATGTTTAGTTCAAGGTTGGGCATTGGATTCTTTTCCAACTCATCAAACATGCGCCACGTGCTCTGCTGTAGCAGAGGCTCGCCTCCCGTGATGCGTAAAATTGTAAGCGTCTTACGCAGTTCAGGCCACCACTTCCAAAACGCTTTCACGTATGGATTGTCCTCTTCCTTGTGTATCTTGAACCAGTCAATGTCGTTGCGATGATTCTTGACCATGGTGTATGGACCGTGATCCCTAATCTCCTTGTGATATGTGCTGCTGTGCTTGGGATGGCAGTAACCGCACTTGAAGTTACACTCATTACCAAATGAAATTTCTACATACTGCGGATTAACATCAGCCATAGGGTCTGCCTTAATTGCAGCAAATCTTTCTTCAGTATGGATACTCGCATTTCTTTCCTTCCTATCGCTTATGTAATCCTTGCCCATGCATTCAATGTTCCAGCAGTATTGGCAACCGCTTGGCTTTTCGCCATTGATCATCTGCTGTCGCTCCGCTTTCTTCTGTGGAGTGTTATGCAGTTGGCTTGGATTCTCTTCCAATCCTTCCAGTGGAATCTTGTGTGGTGCGGGATGATAGCAACTGTGCGTTTCTCCCGTCTGCAGATATATTGTGGTATGGTGCCACTTGGCCATGCAGAAGGTGGGCGATATCTCGTCCATGATAGGCTCAAAACTTTGTATTCTATCCTTGTCCTGCATCAAACTGTTCCTTTAACCAATCAAAATCATTTATTAACCTAAGAGCATCATGATTAGCACTGTTAGCCACACCATAAGTCCTGCCAGCACGGGCGCCATTGATCGCATGGTCGCCAAAAGGTCTGTCACGCCCATAGTCCGAACACCACTTGCTAAGTCTTTGATCCGTTTCATCATCGTTCTGTCCCCGTATGGTTCTGCTTGCCAACTTGCAACACTCTCTGAATGCGCTCTTCCAAGTGCTGAATGCATCCGTGTTAAATGCTGTTATGTTACTTACTTGTTCCATTGCACGGAAACTGTCAGAAAGGCTCGTGGTCATGTCCGGAGTGTTTGTATCCATGTTCAGCGTTGCTTCTCTTGGAAACAGTTTTACTCCACCGTATCCATATTCCAAATCCGTTATTGGATTACGGCTGCGCCAAACATACACGCTCTTTCTCGCATTAAAATCATAGTAGGGTATCTGCATGTCAAAGTTAAAATCTTCCAACACGTCAGCATCCGCATCAACTATGTAGAACATGTCCGTGGTTGCACGCCTTGCTGCTTCTATGTGTGCTTGGTGTATGCCCTTGACATCTCTTGTCCATTTCGCATGCGGTGCTTTTTCAAGCAGTTTATTAAAATTTGTTTCTGCGTTTTCTTCATGATAGGATATGAAAGCAACATCATATGGAACTGGTTGGCTTGCAGTAATATCCATTTCCTTCTTGTTGGTAAAGAAACGATAGTCCCATTCTCTCTGTAATATTCTTGCACGCTTGGGAAATATGCAGATGCCATCATGGTATGCACCATTGCGGAACACGTGGATATATTTTTCATCCCACTCTGGTATGCGATAGTCAAACTCAAAACTATCCTCCAGGATTATGTTATCCCACACTGCCCAGAAGTGTTTTGTGAGTGATTTGTTTGCTACCTTTTCAAATGTATCGCAGTGTTCTGCCTTCTGAGCATTGGGAACACGCTGCTTGAAACTTTCCCAAGCCGCTTGATCTACCGCTCCCCTGCTAACATAAAATACATCATACATAAGTTTGGCTGTAGTAGGTTGTTCCCATGTTAATGGATTCGTTGTATAGATCCACGGTGTATTTGCTCATCGCAGGATCAAGATACGGATAGTTAAACCCAAGGCCGTGTTTTAATTTTTCCCCCAATGATTTAATTTCCTCTATCATTGCCGTTTCGTCATTCTCAAATTTCTTGGCATGCGTTTCGTATTCTTCCTTTAGCAATTCAAAATCCCTCACACGCACATGATCCCAGTCCGTGCAGTTGGTAAGATAGTTGCCCTGCCTCGCACCCAGGATTGCAAACAGACCATTCTCTGTGTGGCTGCCCACAGTGCTCCACTGCCTTAAGCGATGAATGTTATGCCACCACACACGCTTTTCAATTTCCTGTGCGGGCACCTTTAGTCCGCCATCCAGCGTCATCTTGACACCTTCTCTGAATCCAGCACGCCATGCCATGTATGGTGTTGCGTTGATTACGGTATCGCTGTATGTTCTTGGAAAGTTTCTGTATCCTTCTTCCCAACAAAAATCAACCTGTGCCCTTTCTGAATCAGCATTTTCATGCGTCTTCATGTTTAGCACGTGATCTCTATTCCACAGTTTCAATCCACCATTGCCATAGCGCAGGCCATTCACGTTGTTGCGGCCGCACCAACTGTATGCACGAATGTCCGGATTGTCCATGTCTATTTCTATGTCAAAGAATTCCGGATACACAATGTTATCCGCATCCACTGTTAATACCCAATCAGTTTCTGATTGTTCTGCTGCTGCCTTGTGTGCATGATCCGAACCCTTTACACCGTGTATTCTTTTGGCCCAAGGCACCTTGTTGCAGAGATCCGCATAGTTTAGATCAGCATTGGGCTCATCATAACTAAGAAAGAAAACATCAAACTCTACTACCTTTTTCATTTAATATCCAACACGTAATTCTTAAATAATCTTCTGGTGTATATGCTAAACCTTTTAGGTAATTTTAAGTTCTTAAATTCTACAGCATTTTTTAAATCACCTATTTTTACATTTACTTCCTCATAAACAACGTGAGGATCATTATAGTCAGTAATTAAAAAATTTAATTCAGTTTCGCCATCCCAGAATACATTCCTTTTTGATACTGGTTGGAATTTATCATCTAATTTTTTAGTGCCGCTAAATTCTTCCGACAATTCAACAATTAAATTATTACTATTGTAAGTTAAGAATATATCAGGTTTTTCAACTTCACTCCATTGAACTTCCACTATCCTATGTAGAATATCATCAATCTTGTGTAAATTTTTTACTTCTGTTATTTCTAATTTTCCTGACATTGCATCAATGAAACACTTGCTTATTCTTATTTCACCTGTGATTATGTCTTCTGCTATTTTATTTTCTATAGAAATTGTATTTTTAAATCTATCAGTATCAATGGAATAGTCTGGGCCAACTGCTAGTACTCTACCAGTCTCTTTATCATATGCAGCAAGATACTTTACTTCTGGTGCGACATAGTTTTTCAACCATTCGTCAAAATCAGGAAGTTTTAATTTTTCTTCCATGCTATCTCCTCCAAAATGTTTATTGTTTCTAGTGTAACTCTATCCTTCTCTACATAATGAACAATATCGTGCTGTTGATAATTTCCTATTTTTAATTGTGCTTGTGTGTTAAAATAAAATCCAACGTGATCAAATACACTTTCAGCGGGCCATGGCCAATCTTGTATCATTCCCTTGCAATGAACTACTCTAGGAAATTCTAAAGGATATGCTATCTCATTAGTTACATCTAATATTTTTGCAGCAAGTGCAAATGCTTCATCCGTTCCTAATACGCTAGGCTTATAATTTGTCAAAAACAAATTACCATACTCATTAGGATTCTCAATAATTGCTCTTTGTAAGTTAAAGAAATCTTTTGCTAACGCACTATCTTTAACAAAAAACGTATAAAAGGAATATAAATTAGGTAAATCGTTTGCTGTAAAACACTTTCTGTAATAATCATTTGTTACTACATCTCCCCTGTAGGTAAATGATTTATTAGCAATATATAATTCGCAATTTTTAATAAAATATTCTGCCCAATGGCTATAATCTCTTAGGAATAACATGTCTGCATCAAGACACACTGTATGTTCAAAAGGTGTTAGTTGATCCATGTATGAGCGGCCATCCCAGTGTTCAGCACCATCCCATTCTATTATTTTATCAAACACCCATGTTGATGTGAAACTCTTTATTCGTTCCTTGTCATTGATTACCAATGCTACCTTGTCGTATCCTTCTCGTTGAGTATTCTTAATGCTAAGTGCAAGTGCATATGCCAGTTTGGCATAGTTTGTGTCACCCTTGTCGCTTACAATTATTAGATAACCAAAGTTCATGCTAACTCCATTAACTTATCTATATTTCTTGTTATGCTTTGCTTATTCATTATGTGAATATCTCTTCCTTTGATCTTTGTAGCAAAATAATTTTTATCCAGATGTTGTGATACTAAAAAAGTTAAACCTGTTTCGTCAGCATCATATAGAATATCCTTGTCAGGAACTGATAGCACCGGCGGTAATGCATAGTCATCATCAGTTTCATATCCATACATGATGTGTCTTGCTATGCTAAACGATATATCATTCCTATAGAGCCTATTGTCAAATCTGTATGTGTCGGCAAACAATGTATAATTTTCTCTAATGTATTCTACTAGATCAAAGAAAATTTTTGTATTTTCATTTTTAGAAAACATTACTGTTGTAGCCCATAAAAGTTTCACGCTAGTTTCAGAAACAAATTTATCAAGGTATCCTATCCTGTCATCGCCATACACGTCATTATATTTGTTTGAAATAAGAATATCGCTATCAACATCCCAAAAGTTGTTAAGTGTATCAGAAAAAATAAAATAATCACAATCTATCAATAATGTTCTATCATAGGGTGTAATGTTCCAAACACTATTTCTATTTGAATTTCTGAAAGGTGCAATAATTTTTTCAGTTCCATCTGAAAATGTTCTATTTTGATTTGAAAGAGGTGGTTCAGTTATTATAATCTTGTCAAAAATTTCGCTTGCTTTCTTAAAAATTTTAGACTCTTTCATCCACTCAACCGTTGATGAATCAGTGGCCAGACTAACAGGAACGTTTAGATTTTTCTTGGCTAATGAACCGCACACCATTGCAATCTTTGCATAATCGATCTGGCGGCTATTGTGAGCGAAAACTAAGACACCTTTATTCATGATTCAAGCAATGATTCTACTGAGCGTGCTTTTTTAATTTTTTGATATTCCTCATGATATTCAAAGGTTGCTGAAAAATATCTATCAAAAACTTCTTCTCTGAATGTAACCAAATCTTCAATCAAAATTGGTGTTTCGTTAGAATCTAATAGAACTACGTTTTCCGATCTATCCTTGTAGATCAGCATTTCCACAAAATTCAATAGTGTTCTATCAATTTTGAATATGCCACCATTAAACCCATAGGTTAATTTGGCATCAATTTTTTCTTTTAGGGTTTTTCTTTGGATCGAAAAAGTCTGTCTATACTTAGAAAAATCCAAAGCCTTTTTGTATTGTTCCTGCATATGCTTCTCCTTATTAAAGTAGCATATTATTTATTAGGAGTTGGGCGGGGTGGAAAAATTTTTATGTTGGTATGATGCTACCAATCGTAACGGTTGGTGTAATTATGGTAAAGTTTCCTGCTGTAATGGGTTCAAGAACTCCTGTTGCTTCAAGAGTATCAACATTAAGTGTGATTGTTCCATCAACAAAGTCAGGTCCAAACGGTCCAGGTCTTACGGGTGATCCACTTTCTGTATCACCACCTAGAGGAACGTGGTTGTCCACCCATTCAACTAAAAAGTCTATTTCGCGTGCTGTTCCTGCACTATTGTCAGCAACTGTAGGTGTTCTAGCAGAAATTCTCCATTGATTAAGAGTGTATGGTGATGATCCTGTCACCGTGCTCCATACTTGATAGGTACTGCTTAGTCTAAAATAGTTTGTTCCATCATTTGGTTCGGTTCCTGTTCCGGGAGAGTTTCCTTGGAAAGTTCTTGTTCCCGCTGTAGTTAGTATTGAACTCCAAGATGCATTTTGATTATTAGAAGTTCCGCCAACTCTACTACTACTAAATTGCACTGCTGAACCAGAATTAAAAAAATGTCTTGCATCTGCAGATGTAGGCCAAAATATATTTACATTGCATTGTAATACATCGTTAGGTGTTGATCCTCCCCATGATGCTCCGTATGTTGCATTGGGCCATGATTCTGACTGGGGACCATGTACAACAGATCTTCTTTGACCGGCAGGAGGTGTGTTTAATCTATTGAATCTAATATTATTACAAATTGTTTCCCAGTACTCAACCGGTGCATCAGCAAGATTATATCTAACCAATGATCCAATCACTTGGGCATCAACACCACTTGGTGCTGTATTATTAAGATGTTTGTAGGCATTGATTATGTCATATCTCAGAGCAGCATATTCATTAACTGTGACTCTGCTAGAAAGGCTCACCTGGCTGCTTTGAACAACCTGTCCATACCCAAAATTTGCCGATCCTGTACCTAATACTTCAGAAATTAAGGATTGAATGATGTTGTAATCTTGAACTCTTATTTTTTCATGTACTGCGGCCATAATTTACCTCAAAACTATTTAGTATCCAGATATTACGTTGCTGTAATATTTGACATACTGTAACTAGGTGATGAAATCACCCATGAAGCCAAAGTAGGTTGAAGTATTCCAGATGCTTTTAATTCTTCTGCTGTAATTTCTAAATTTCCATCAACACTATCGCCTGGGGCTGGAGGGCCTGCATCTGCGTAGGTATCATTTAAAGCGATCTTAATATCAACAGTTGTTGCAGTTCCTGCAGAATTACTAGCAACATTACACTTTGCAGACAGTGTAAAATTATTTGCCGAATAAGGAGTGCTTGCAGAAAGCGTATAAAAAGTTTCGTAAGTATTTGTTAATTCGTAAAACCCTATCGGAGTTGAATTTTTAGCACCAAAGGTTTGATCACCTACAGAATCTAGTAAATTCGTCCAGGCATTATTTTGCTGAGAACTTGTTCCACCTGTCCTTGATGCAGAAAATCTTATTTTTCCGCCTGAATTAAAAAAGTATCTTGCCTGTGTGGCTGTTGAAAAAGTAACTGTCAATACTGCTTCAGCAGTAGTACTCCATGTTCCAGAATATGTTTTTGTTGTTATCGAACTTAATGTTTGTTGTGTTGAATCTATATCGAATCTATTGCTTCGTGCCGTGGTTAATAATGAATCATAATTATTGATAGGATCACCTGCACCTGCTCTTATAGGAATATTATTTTGTGCTAGTGCTGCACTAGGCGTGGAGCCAGTCTGATGGACTAGAATATTAACAATATCAAATCTAATGGCATCAAAATCTGACTTAGCAATTTGCTGTCCTGAAGAAATAGGAGAACTATTTAGGCTCTGTCCATATCCGTATGTTCCACTTCCAGGTCCTAAGACTTCTGATGCCTTAGTTTGTAATGTGTTTATATCTGTTGATAATATATCGTTGCCGACGCTTGCCATTATAGTACCACCGCTTCAATTAGTTTTTCTGATGTTTCACTACTTGTTTCTAAGGCAATAGCAAAAGTATCAGCAGAACTATCTGAACGCTCGGCAGTACCATTGTGTGATGCAACTAATCTGTCACCCTTACTTACGGCTCCAACAACTTTTACAGGAACTCTTCCTTTAAGTGCAACATATTGTCCGCCGGCTAAATGCGTATTCATCATGAACGCAGGATTTTCTGAAATAACACCAATTGCCTTATCGCCTGAATTACAAGCAGTAACTTCATTTTCTCCGCCTACAGAAATAACAGTTCCTACTTCGTACTCTGCATCTGTTAAATATTTTTCTGCTAGGTCAGCATATCTTGCTGCTGTTGCAGTTCCTTTAAATAAATTGGCTGTAAGATCGCCTGCACTATCTCTAGCAGCAATCGTGCTAGGTGTTGCTGTTGTCTTGGCACTTCTATAGTCTGGATCTGAATCTGTCGCGGTGTTATCAATTTTTACTCTATCTGTTTTTGTGGCAACACCTGAAAATGTTGTTGCAAAAATTGTACCAGAAGTGTTCCTAATAGGGATACTGTTTTGTGCTACCGGCACTGTTTCTGAAGGTTGAATACTGTTTAATGCACTTGCATTAGATGCTGTTCCTGTTAAGTTACCTTGTACTGATCCAAAGAGTGTTCCTCTTAATGTAGCACCTGAATAACCAATTTCTTTTGATGTACCGTTTATTAAAATTTGTGTATCAGTTGCTAATACGTTACCCGTATGTGTTCCTGTTGTATTTCCAGTAACGTTACCAACGAGATTTCCAGTTACAGTTGTAGCATAAACATTTTTCCATGCTTTAGTAGTTGATCCTAGATCATACTGGTTAGTCAATCCAGGAACAATACCTGTATCACCTAATTCAGCGATAGTTCTTCTAGTTAGAGCATTTTCATTAATAATTATTTTAATTGGATTTCCAAGAACACTTTCTAAAACTATTTCATCATCATTTTCAACTCTTACTCTTAGATCATTACCATCGCCTACCGTGAATCCACTATCTACAAATCTAGATCCGGATGGTAGAGTGGGTGATCCGGTAGTTACAAAATCTGATGCTGAAAATCCATCAAGTGATAATGCATTGCTTGCCGTTCCCCAGAAAATATAATTGTCTGACGTAACACCACTGCTGTTTGCTTTGGCAAGTGTAATACCTTTTTTAACAACAGTAAAATCATCTATCGGATTTACTGATGTGTTAAGAGTAAATTCTGTTTGAGACACAATTGCCATTGTTTTTCCGCCGGCTTGTATCTTTAAAATAGAATGGTTGGCATTACCTGAATCTTTTACTACTTGTGCTGTAACACCACTTGTTCCTAAATCTGGTGATGCTTCAGGTCCAACTAGTATAAATTCAGTTCCTGAATATGCATATAATTGTTTAGCAGATGTGTCCCACCAAAGTTCTCCTGATTGTAATCCGCTAGGTGCAGTAGCACTTACTTCTGAACCAGTCGCTGATTTCCATTGATTTCCATCATAGAACTTTAATTTCTTGTTTCCACTATCATACCATACTTGACCAGTAATAGCCTTTGGTGGTGATGAAGTGTTTGCAAAATTTTCAAGCAAATGAAGGAAGTTTTCGTTTTGTACTTCACCGTATCCAGCGTAATTCTTACCTACGAATCTAAGATCCGTGGTAGTATCGATAGTGCCGTCTTCTACGGATGTTAAAAACGTTCCATTAAATTTATCTACTTGATATGCCATTATGCGTTTTTCCTATTTTACTGTTGTATTTATGCACTTTAGTCATCTGCAGGTGCTGGTGGTTTAGGATTAAAACTATACGTATTTGGGTTTTCCGCATAGGTTTCAACCGCTGTATTATGATTTTCTACCTTCTGATTGACGTAATTGCGCATTTCTGTAAATGCATCCGTTAGAGGTATTCCTGCCTGTTCCAAACACTCAGCAATTATGTTGATCTGCTTATGAACTGGATATTTTACTAGAATCTGCTTGTTTGTTAGTTCGTCAATTGCTAGTTCTTCTATGATAGGAACATCGTTGAGAGAACGAATTCCACCACTATTAAAATCGCCCCAATAATATTCGTTGTCTGTATCGTATTCAAGAACCTTGTGCTTCAAGTTACCAGCAACAAGATTAGATTCAAACTGTGAATCATAAGGCTGTGCCGTGACCGGTTTAGATCCATCTCTATTAAAAACTATAATCATCTTTGTCATTGTGTTCTTCCCCAACTTAATGCAAGACTAAACTTAGGTCTTTCATTATTTCCTATTTTTGTTACCTCATGTGGTAGATTAACCGGCATATCAATTAACATTCCTGGTTTTTCATCTACCAAATATCCTATCTCCGTTTTATCATCATACCACTTGAAGTGCGGAGCATCTGCTCTTAGGAATATCAGTTTAAATTTCCAATATCCCCCAGCACTATCTCTGTGCTTCTTCAAGTAATCTCCTGGATCGTATCTGTTTATGCAGAAACCATCGCAGGATTTATCTTCCTCAGGAAGTGATTCGTAAATCAATTCCTTCAAATCCTCTGGCATGTTCCAACGAAACATGCTTTTCAAACTACTTTCACCGTAGGCAGTTACAAAATTAAACTCTTCCCCCGGCGCTCGAACGAAAAATTCGTCCTCGTATTTTTCTGCCAATGAAATTATTTCATTAACATTTTTACAATAGTCAGGTATCAATGATACCTTACTCATTAAATCGTTCTCCAAGTCCCTGTGTATGACCAAGCACTACCATTCGAGCTGTAAGTTAATATGTAATCAACTCCGCTCTCATAAAGTGTTGTGCTTGTACTTACACTCGCAGTTGCCCATCTATATGCTAGAATCCATCTAGCCGCACTAAACGAACTAACCGAACTCGTAAATAATTGATTGATAATTAATTCAAAAGTTGTTCCTGAAGCAACAGAATTAGCAGGTATATATGCCTGTATCAAATCAATGTATTCAGGATCAGGTGATGTTGTATTTGGAAATGGTCCTGATATCGTCATCGTTCTAGGAACATTTCTATTAATTTCTGATTGTACAAATGCCGTTGTTGCAATCGTTGTGTTGCTTGTTCCTGCAGGTTGTGTCGTACTCAAGGAAGCGTTAGTTGCATTAGTAGCAGTTCCTGTAAGATCACCTACAACATTTCCTGTTACATTTCCAACAACATTTCCAGTATGAGTACCATTCGTATTACCTGTAACGTTACCTGTAAGATTTGCTGTAATTGTTCCTGCTGCAAAATTTCCTGAACCATCTCTAGCAACTACCTTGTTGGCAGCATTTGCAGTATCAGCATCGACGTTTAAGGTAGTGTTTGCAATACCATCGTAATTAGAACCTGTTAGGTATGCACCAACATTAAGTGTCGCAAAAGTAACTGTTCCCCAAGTCGGTGGATTGCCAGGTCCGCCGGTTCGAAGAACCTGCCCCGCGGTTCCTGCAGGAAGCAACGAAGTTGCGCCAGCGGCGGTTTGATAAGGAATATCACCACCAGTGCCTCCACCTATGTTTGTTGCAGTTCCAGCCAGTGTTGCCGTGCTGGCATTTCCAATTAGATCACCATTGAATGTTTCCGCATGTGCATTCTTGAACTTAAGATTGCTCTTACCAAGATCCGCTCCAAGCGTTGTTGAAGGAACCAATCCTCCTATTGCTCCGGTACCTGCCAATGATGACACATCCGGTGAAATTAATTTAAGAGTGGTGCTACCAGTACCATCACTTGCCTTGATGTCAAATGTTCTGTTTGCTGTTACTATTGCACCGCTTGAATTGCTTATGATTAAATTACTGTTTATGGTTATGTTACCAGCAACACCCAGATTGGTTAGCGTTCCAACGTTTTCAAGTGCTGATGTTGTTACGTTATTTGCCAGTGCTGATCCAGTAAGGGTGAATGCATCAGCAGTAACCGTAATGTCTGCCGTACCATCAAATGCAACTCCGTTAATATTTCTTGGAGTTCTTAACTTGGTCGTGGTGTTTGAATTACCACTTAGCGTTGCACCTATGAAAGCATTTGCTGTTACCGTATTAAATGTGCTATTTCCAGTTGTGACTGTAACGTTACCCTGAACGTCTCCCACTAAATCTGCTGTGATTGTGCCTGCGGCAAAGTTTCCGCTTGCATCTCTTGCTACCACCTTGCCGATCGTGTTGTTTGCTGTTGCATCAACTGCCCAGGTCTCCGCAGTACTTCCATCGAAATCACTGCCGACTATGTAATCCCCACCAATCAACTTGCTTGTTGTGCTGGATTTAATGGTAATGTCTCTGCTACCGTTGAATCCTACACCATTTATTAATCTTGTTGTGTCTAGTATGGTTGCCCTGTCCGCAACACCCTCTAAATTTCCCTTTGCCTTGTGTGACGTGCTTAGGGTTATTCCTGCTGCTAGATCAGAAAATCCTGCTATTGCTTCGCTGGCATCTATGGTGAACCCTACCGAACTAATGATTGCAGTGGCAACTCCATTTACCATTAATTTAATTACAGGATATCTAGAACCCGTGGTTGATAAAAGTGTATCCGCCTGTGCTCTGGTAATTCCAAATCCTTCTGCTGTTTCTGGTCCTATGAACACCCACTGTGTTCCATCCCAAACATGAAGAGTGTTTGAAGGGGTCTTGAACCAAAATCCTCCCAACTGTGGATCAACTGGTGGCGTTGCACTCATGGCAGACGCACCAACTTCTATCCATTTGGTTCCGTCGTAGCTCTTGAGAACGCTTGATCCCGTGTCAAACCATAACTGTCCTGCAATGGGTCTTAGCGGAGCGGTATTGTTTGCAAAATTTTCGAGGAGGTATAGGAAGTTTTCGTTTTGAATTTCACCGTAACCAATGTAATTTCTACCTACCAGCGTAAGGCTAGTAGTGGTATCGAGACTGGCATCCTCTAGGCTTACTAGTTGGGTTCCATCACTCTTGTTTATAATATATGCCATACTTTACGCTCCTAATCCTTCCTATGGTAATACCGTTTCCGAAATAAAAGTCCAAGTGCTCGATAACAATTGGAAAGTCTTTAGAATTCTTGTTGTTGTTACGCTCGGTGCTGAAACTGTTGCAGTGCTAATCGCAACGTTTGTTACAGCGGGTGCAGTACCAGTAGGCGTATTAAATGTTGCGGTACTCTGACTAATCAAAGGATTAATATCCAATGAAGTGGTCGAAATGTTTATAACGGTACATAGTATTCTTGCAATTGTTCCGTCTCTGTATTCAGCAACTGGTGCTAGATCTGCTAGAATTGTATTTGCAATATAACTGTTCGGCTTACCATCCGATAGATCCATCGAGAATGCAAGGTTTCTTCTTTCAACGGTATCATCCACGTATTCCTTGGTGGAAGCATCCTGTGCATCAGTAGGATCTGCCATACCAGTTATCTTTGGTGATCCTATCAGCGAAACATTTCCCGTTCCGTTTGGTGCCAGTTCAAGATCCAGGTTACCGCTTAGTGTTGTTATTCTTGGATTACCACTTCCGCTATCTGATTCTATCTTTAATTCAGCAGTTGGTGGAAGTCCAGGACCTATGTTAATTACATTCTGAGTACCAAAACTAGTAACACCCGGAATACTAGTAATACCTGGTCCTAATGAATTACCACTTATAACCGTTACACCGTTAATTTTAAATTCTTTTCCGCTTGCTAGGTTTATGTGTTCTGAGGAAGTCCAAGCCTGTGCAGCAAGTTCTGGATACTCTGGTGTTCCTCCTAGACCATTTTCACTCCACATTAACACGTGGTCAGTGGTTCCTTTTAGAATAAGGCCACCACCATCTGCTATTGAATCTGAATTTGATCCACTGTCTCCAGTCTGTGCCAGCGTAATGTATTTGTCTTCTACGGCAAGTTCAGTTTCCCTAATTACAGATATGTCACCATCGTTGATAATAAGGCTACCCTTGATTGTAACATTTCCATTAACTTCCATGCCGCCGCCAACGTTTATTTGGCTATTTGAAAATGCTTCATACATTCCTATAGTTCTAGTAGAGGCATTGATAACTATCGCTTGTTCCTGCGTAATCCCTTTACGCACATCAATAATTAATTGTTTGTCCGTGGCACTGTTGGATAATTTTACGTTACCATTATCAACAGTTAAGTTTGCCTGACCAGCAGTACCAACAACGAGACCAAGATCACTTTCAATTCTAAGTGTGTTACTCAGGTTATTAGCAGTGTCCTTTCTAACATATTGTGTTGCAATTGCACCACCAAGTTGTTCGGAGTTCGTACATGTTACATCAAATTTCATTCCGGACAGCGTTCCCTGGTTGAAACCAGGCGCTATGCTTCCGCTGAATCCTTCTATTGCATTCTTGGGAGTAAATGAATCCTTTGCAAAAATTCCTAATAGGACACCGTTATTATATAATAAAGTAATAACACGTGTTTGGTTTAGTGAATCTAATATGCTTGATACTCTAAGTCCGCTCAATCCTTGTGATTCTGAATAATCAGGACCAAGAAGAATTGTGTTTGTTCCATCAAAGAAGTATAACTGTTTGGCAGAATCATTAAACCATAAATCCCCAACACCTAGTGTTGATGGTTGTGTATTTGAAATAGTTGCAGAACTAACAGGTACAAATGCTGTACCAGAATAAACTTTTAATTTTAATTCATTTGCATCAAACCAAATCTGTCCTCTAATAGGATGCTCAGGAATGCCAGTTCCTGAAAAATTTTCTAATAATTTAATAAAATTTTCATTTAGTGCTTCACCGAATCCACTATAGTTTTTACCTATGAGCGTGATATCAGTCGATACGTTATCAATCTGACCGTCAGCAACAGTTGCTACAATAGTTCCGTCTGTTTTATTAATTTGATATGCCATCTTATAATCCTATTGTTTCAAATGCTGGTGGTCCAGATCTAATTATATAATTTAATGTTTGGTATGGATTCATTATACCAACAGGACTTCCAAGAGTAAAGTCTGCACTTGGTTTTTTTACTCCGCCTGAATCCTGTAGATACTGTGCTTGTCCAGGAGCAGTTGGTCCTGAGCCAGTTACACCTGGAGGACTAATTGCTGTATCAATTCTAACTGCACTGTACTGAATACCATTAGCAGTCATATCATGTGTGTGTTCCGGAATATTTCCCAGTGTCAATGAAACCGAACTTGATCCACTAGTTGCTGCAAGTGTTTCTGCTTCTGTACCTTCAACTCTAGCAGGAACCGGTGTTCCGCCACCATTATCAACAAATCCTCCTGCTGCTGTAGGAACCGAAATATTATTATCCATGTTATGCCTACCAAGAGCAAATCGACCTCTCAAGTCAGGCAATCTAAATGTTCCAAATCCATTTAGTGCTGCTAAACCATTGTATGTTGTACCTATTACATCATACAGTTGAGGAAATTTTGCTCTTTCAACTTCGCCGCCATCGCATAACAAATATCCTTCTGGAAGATTTGAACCTGCATATGGCATTATTGCTCCTATCGGAACTCCAAGATCTGCAATAAATGTGTTTCTTGTTTGTTTTAATAGGCCTGACGACCCACCTGTTTCAGCAGATGCTCTATATACTAAAACAAAATCGTTTGATTCAGACTCATTAGGAGTTGGTTCATCTTTGTTTTTAATAATGTTGGCTGTAAGTTCTGTGTTAAAAACTTTTGATAATCCATCAACCTGACCATCAAATCTTACTGCCGGAGAAATTACGTCTCCTGCCAGTGAAAAACTTGTTACATTTTTAAGGTTTGTTGCTGTGTTAGCATTACCTGTGATATTACCATTAATAGTTCCTTCAATTTCATCAGCAATAATTTTGGCAGCATAAACATTCTTCCATCTATTGGATGTACTTCCTAGATCGCTTACATCAGAAACGGCTGGATATGTATCTCGTAGTTGTGTTGCTCCAGCAACATCTAAAGTTGTACCTACTTTTAAATTTTTAGTTATTGCTGCACCACCAGTGGTAATAAAACTACCAGTCTGTAAATTGATCGATTCATTTGTATTATTAATTATGATTTGACCGGATAGGCTTATGTCACCATCTACTTCTAACGCTGTATCTGGATCAGCAACGTTTATTCCTATCTTGTTATCAACTACTCTTAATATCGTACTAGGAATGCCATTTCTATTTGTTTGTAAATCAATGGAACTACCTGAGGTTGAGTTATAAATTTTTGCAGAAGTGGTCGATGTTGATAGATTGAAGTTACCATCTGCACCAACGGTTAATCCGGAATTATTTCTAACGTTAAATCCAAATTCAGTTGTGTTGATTTGATCTGATCTTAAAAATTTTCCTGCTGCAACAGTTGTACCACCAACATTTAGCGCATCAGCATCTGATGCTGTTCCAATAATCTTAGGAAGATTACCTCCTTCGAAAATACTCGCAAACGCTGCAATCTCAGTGTCATTGGCAGGTATGGCAATATTGATTCCTGATTTAATAGTATCAAACCCAATAATATCAATCTTGGGTGTAAATGAATCCTTGGATACAATTGCGACAGGTTGATCAGCAATATAAAGTATTAATATGTTTCTCGTATTGTTATCACTGTCTGTAATTCTTTCTACTGCTGGACCGTATCTTAAACCATCTATCGAACTTTCGCTAGGTCCCACAAGTAACCATCTTGTGCCTGTATAAATTCTTAACTGTTGATTTGTTGTATCTACCCATAGTTCGCCAACCTTTGAATTATCAACGCTTGGTTCAACTGGTGATTTTTGAATATTTGATGCGGCTTTCCAATTTGTGTTGTCCCATAACTGTAATACATTATTTTCTGTATCATACCAAAGTTGTCCTTCAACCGGATTAACAGGCTCTGATGCACTTGCAAAGTTTTCTAAAATTGCTAGGAAATTTTCCGCAATAATCTGACCGTAACCTGTTACGTTTCTTCCTGGAAAAGTTAAACTTGTATCCTGACTGGAAGTATTATCAAATACCGTAATTGGCGTCTTATTTTCTCTATCTGTAAAATTTACAATATATGGCATCTATTATACCTCAGTAAAACCTGTTAAACTTTGCACTCTTATAGTGTAATCAATCTGTAGTAATCTATTAAGAGACTTTTGAACTGGATGGAATACAACGTGTGTAAGCAACTTGCCCTCACCATCTGGATTGTATGATTTCAATCCTAATTCATCAAACACAAAGTTATCGTCCATATTGACTGAATTGTCAAATGCTTGTTGGCCATCTGGCTCACCATAATCTAATAAGCATGTAATAACTATATCACTGTATGTTGCGCCACTTACATGTCTAATTTCCATTTTATTTCTCACCGGATCAACGTTTGCAACAGCATTTTGATCTACAACCTTAGAGTATGTTTGGTTATATAAACTTGAATTTGTTCCTACAGTGTTTGGGGTTAGATATGTAATTAAACCCGTAGGATCAACTGTTGTTCCCCCACTTCCAAATACCATGGAATACACAGTACCTAGCCCTTGGTTACTTAAACTATTAACCATAGCAATACTCATGTTTTCATAGTGTATAGCGTTTCTTTTGTCCTGGAAAACTTCACCAGTTTCAGGGTCAAATATCTTGATATGACCTTCGAAATGAAAACCACCGGTCTCATTTACAGCAGGTTTATCTGTGTTGTTTTTATCAGTGTTTGGCATCATATTCTCTTTGGTTTCCATACTGTATTTATTCAGGCAATCCGGTACTCTTAGCAGCAATGAATTGACTGATTGGAGTAGCGTTATCAAGCAATGTAACGCCTGATGTAGCGGTATTTGTACCCCTGTCGTACCAAGTATTTCCTACCCTTTTAATTATCGTTATTCTAGTTCCTGCAGGCAATGATTGACTTAATCTTACATAAGGATTAACTCCATCAACTGCAAATTCCGCTTCTAGTTGTTTATCACCTGCTGGGCTAGTTGCTCCTAGAGTTTCATCAAATACTGTTAATGATGTTTTTCTAAGTCTCTTTCCACCAGCAAATACTTCTATTGTATCACATCTGTTAAATTCCGACGGTATTGTCTCTGAATACCAGTTAGGATCTTCAGTCTGTGATGGTACAAAATTCAATGGGCCAATCAATAAACTACTACCATCACTCACATAGTCCAGTCTTTCCTGTGACTCGGTGTAAGGAAGTTGTTCTGCTATGCTTACATCAACTACTAAATCATTAGCAGAATGTGTTTCCTTAATTGCTGTACCCTGTGTTCCTCTTCTCAGTTTGCTTAAGACATTACCATTCTTTTCTAGATATTCTATTCTTTCATTATTGATCATTACTGCACCTGGAACATTTCTTTCTGGTAATGGTACAGCCAGTGTGGAAGCATTTGTAACTGTAATGCTTTGATCATAATAGTTAAGGTTAGTTAATAATCTTACTTCATTATTGTAATTAAATCTATTGAAATGATAAACGTTTAGCATATCCTTGCTTACTTCGTATCCTACTGGCAATCTAAATACATCAGTTCCATATATTGTAATTGTTATAATATCAGACTCAGTAGTTGCATCTGTGAGATAAACAACTCCTCTTGGTAACGAAACGCTGTAATCAATGTCAGAAATTAATCTGATACCATTTTTATAAACCCAAACATAACTGGTTGCCAATGGAGCAAATGGAAGTTTATAATTTACCTTACCTCCCGTAAATCTATCAGTTACTATTCCCATGGAAGGATACTCGCTAAACCATGTAACGTCAATAGTTGATCCTTCTGTCATTGACACCGAACCTTTAATTGTTAATGAATTTCCGCTGACCGTGTATTCAGATCTTAAATCATTTATTATTTTTATTTCATCGCCTGTTGTGAGTGGAGCAACAATTTCTAATTCTTTTGTTGTACCATTATAAACATAATCATTAATAAATTCTTGCTGAACATCATTAACATACACTTCTATGTTTGAAGTCAAAATTGCGCCAGGTGCTTCTTCAGGATCTACTCCTAAAATAAATTTATTTGTTGTACCGTCATAAATTGCAAAAGTGGTATCTACTCCTTTGAGTTTTACACCATCAACTTCAACTATAACAGCGGATGCTGCGTTGGCTCTTGTTAAATTAACAAAATTATCTAGATCAAGTAATCTACTGCTTCCGTCAAATAATAATGACTGTTGGTTTATTCTTACAATAGGTATGCTTGTACTATCAACATCTTCAGCAGTTCCCATCACAATTATTTTTATAATTTTATCCTTTGCAGGTACTGTACCAAACTGAACTAGTGTTCTGTCAGTGGTATCTACAATATCAGTGCTATTAACAAATCCTGCATCTGTTTCAACTCCATCGATAGTTGCAAATATCGTTGAGCTGTCTGCAAAATTAGCATTCGTAAGGAAGAAACTTGTTTCACCGTCTGCTATAAATTCTTGATAATCTAGTATAGCAACACCACCTATTCCAATTGAAATAATTTCTATCTTGCTTCCTGCGCTAGGAGTGGTATTAAGAGTAATTGTGCTATTAATAATATCAACGAAATATTCATCATTAGCAGTTCCTTGTTCCTTCTTGATACCATCAACATAAACTATTACATTCTTGCTTTCAATTACTTTCTGACCAATGCTGTAAGTTGCTGTTGAATCGTCACCTACTAAAACTTTGCTTTGAATAGGTGCTGCTCCGCTCGAAGTTGAATGGAAAACTTTTATGCTTAGGCTGTCAAGGATTTGTCCTGGAACGTTTTCTTCGGGTGCTGGTACTTGATCCTTATCTACAAAGATACCGCCATCTATTTTAATTTCTTCTGCAGGTAATCCTGTTGCAGTTACATATGCTCCACCCATTGCAGATAATGTACCACCACTAATTTGACTGTCTATAATATTAGGGTCAGTAATCGTAACACTGCCGTCACTTTCCTGAGGTCTAAATATTAAAGTATCACCGTTATTAAGTGAAATATATTGTCCTATTTCAATTGTATTCGTTGAACCATCACCAATAAATGTTGGCATTGCTGCGTTTCGATTAGTTATAAGAGAACTATCCCCAACTGCTGGTACTGCTGGTGATCCGCCTACTAATGCATCAACAACATATCCTGACACGCCTGTGTCATTTTCGCCAAAGATACTTTCTATTGTGGCAAAATCTGGTTTGCTTAACACTGGAGCAAAGTATGTATTGAACAATGCATAACCTAATGGGTTATTTGCCAACATACCTGCTGGGGTCTTTAAACTATCATCCCATTCAGGACTAAGGGAGCCGCCATCCCAGTATACACTCATATCCCACATTGACCAGTTTACCAAGTAAGTGTATTCTGTGTATGCCACTGCCGCTTTCTCTGGATCTGTATTCCAATCAGGAGCATAACCACTTGGATCATATAATCCTG